ATGGCAGCGGTTGGAGCCAATGGAGATTATTTCCAACGAACAGAAGCCTTGATTAATGCTGGTGCAAATGTTATATTGATTGATGTAGCCCACGGTCATCATTCGTTTGTCCGTGAAGCTATCATCAAAATTAAAGATAACTTTCCTCACATTGACGTTATTGCAGGAAATGTGGCAACCGCAGAAGCAGCAGAAGAATTAGAATTCTGGGGAGCAGATGCAATTCGAGTAGGTATCGGTGGTGGTTCATTGTGTACTACTCGTATTAAAACTGGTTTTGGTGTACCAAATGTTACGTCATTGTTGGAAACATCAAACGCAGTAACTGTTCCTATTATTGCATGTGGTGGTATTCGTAATAGTGGTGATATTGCTAAAGCGTTGGCGGTTGGAGCAAGTTCGGTAATTCTTGGGTCGCTTTTGGCAGGAACAAAGGAAGCGCCTGGGGCTATTATTGAAAAACAAAATGGTTTATATAAAAGATATCGTGGAGCAGCTTCTTTGGAAACAAAGAGTATACACGGTCAAAAAACTCGTAATGTTGAGGGTGAATCCACCATTGTTCCATTCAAGGGTAAAGCAAAGTTTATCGTGGATGGATTAACTGATGGATTACGGTCGGCCTTATCATACGCAGGAGCAATGAGTATTGATGAATTTTGTCCCTCGTATGTTGTAGTCACTAACGCTGGAATTAGTGAGGCAAGACCGCACCTTCTCTAACACAGGAGAAATTATGAAACAGGTAATAACTGTCTTTTCGACATTAATGGTTCTTTTGATGTTGAAAATAAATGAGGTTTATGTACCGAATCGTATTGTTCGGTCGGAACCAACGGAACTTGAAAAGTTTCTTAACCATATGGCAGAACGGGAAAGTGATAATACTTTGCATGTGGTGAACAGATTCGGAATGATGGGAAAGTATCAGTTTGATCCTCGTACGGTTAGAATGCTAGGATTTAGAGTTACACAGAAGCAATTCTTACAGAACTCAGAACTTCAAGACTCTGTAATGGTTGCAAATATGCGACTAAACAATAAAGAATTACATAATATTATTATAAAATATAGCGGTAAGGTAGTAAAGGGAATAAAAGTTACACGTTCTGGCATCTTGGCAGCAGCACATTTGGCAGGACCACAGAATGTTATCAACTTTTTCAATAATTCAGATTTTAAAGGTAGAACTGACGCGAACGGAACAAGTATTCGTGAGTACATGCAAACCTTTTCAATCTACAACTTGGTAAAGATATGATAGTAATTGTTGTTATTAGTCTATTGTTTAATATTCTACTTTGTTACGCAACATGGAATACGTTACGTAAAGTTGAAATAATGGAAGATGCCGTCAACAATTTTTATTCCCGTCTGAGCATAACATTACACACAATGCGGATAATTGATGAACGACAAATGTTTGAGAAAGATGATGAGGTTGGTGAAGTCTTTTCTCAAATTACGGACATCATAAATGATTTACGTCCGCTAATTTATGGGAGTGATTCAAACGATGGGTCGAAAGAAAACTAAGTTGGGCAAGGTCTATTTTACACAAGAAACCGAAGATGCAATTATAAAGTATAACCAAAGTACTGACCAAGATGAACGAGAATACATCTATCGGGAGTACATTTGGGCACCATTCGATAAATTGGCCGAAAATGTAATTAATAGATTCAAGTTTCCTTATATGGAAGGTAGCTTTGAAGATGTAAAGTCGGAAGTTGTTTCCTTTTTGGTTATAAACTTACACAAATTTACATCTGGTAAAGGTAAAGCGTTTTCATATTTTAGTGTAATCGCAAAAAATTATCTTATATTGCATAATAACAACGCATATAAGGAAGAGAAGCGGTCTGTGTACTTGGCGGACAAGACTGATGAAACATTTTCGTTAGAAGAAATTCTAGTTGCGGAGCCAGAAGAACACGAAGTAAAGAGTGATATGCGTGATTTCATCCAACTACTTGTTCAGTATTGGGATTTTAACACCACGAAGATTTTCAAGAAAAAGAGAGATTTAGATATCGCCACCGCTGTTGTTGAACTACTCCGACGAGTGGATAACATTGATAATTTCAATAAAAAAGCTCTCTACCTAATGATTAGGGAAATGACTAACCACAAAACTTCGCATATTACTAAGGTAATCAACAAGATGCGAGGACACGTTTTAGTCCAAATGCAAGAATTTAGACGAACAGGACATATTTCCGACCCATCTGCATATTTTACGTATAAAAAATAGCCTCTAACTATTTATATTGTAGTAACTTGGAGGTTATTATGAGTTTAGACAAGGAAATATTTGAGGGAAAATCACTTTCCGACCTCTTTTCAGAAATCTATAAGAATACCGACTCTAAGAGACAACAAATTAATACGTTTGTCTCTAAGTTGGTTATGCTGATCAGAACCCCAGAAGATGCAGCAGTTATTGGTCCTGTTATAAAAGACTTTATTGAAGTAAATGTCAAAAATGATGAACACTTAATACGTGTTGCACAAATTGCCCAACGTATTATTGGTGTTGCAGCCAAGGGAGAATCCATTGATGGGTTACTTTCGGAAGCAGAAAAACAGGCATTATTAGGTGACTTAAAGATGGAAGTTGAAAAACTGGAAGATGAAGGTAAAGATATCGAAGAAGATATATTTGCAATCTCAAAGAGAATTAAATAATGCCAGGATTTAGAGTCCCCGTCAGTAACAACGGAGTTAGAACACTACTACCAGGTGCCCCCACCAATACAGTAGCTACGGACTCTTTTATCTATGAAGCTGCGCAAGTTGAAGAAATCATTGTTAATGAAGCAAGTAATAAATACGATCAAAATAGAGCAAGTACAACGGCAAACGTTGGTCGTGCCAAAGTACGGTTTGTAAATACAGACCAAGACACCAGAAGTAAAAACTTGGTTTGGGCGGACCCGCTTATACCATATCAAACATCATATCCACTAGTTGGAGAATATGTATTGGTGTTTAAAATGTTAGGTACTTATTGGTATATAGGACCACTTAACACCAAACGAAAAATATCAGAAAACGCACATCCTGTTGTTGGAACTATATTAGAAGCGGCACGAACGGAAAATGCGATTGATAGACAACGACAAGCACTTCGTGGAGTCACAACACAAGCATCCAAAATTAAAACCAACGCAGGTGATAATTTTAGAGAATTAAATGTAAATCCTGTCAAAGCATTTGAAGGAGACATTATTTATCAAGGACGATATGGACAATCCATTCGACTAGGAAGTAGTCAGTTAAGTCAAGCGTCCGATGGTGAACAATTTCCAAATATTATCTTACGTGCTGGACAATCATCTGTAATAAGAACTGCTGACGGACCTGCTGGATTGACGAACGAATCACTTAACGCAGACGCCAGTTCGATATATATGGTATCAAAACAGATATTACCATTGGTACCTGCAACGTATGGTACAAATATCCATCTTCGTTCAACGTTTGAGAAACCTATATTTGATGGTGCATCCATATTAATAAATTCCGATAAGTTAATATTTAATGCAAAACAAACATCCATATATATGTTTTCGAAAAAAGGCATACATCTTAACACGTTAGATGATGGATTTACATTAGATTCTGCCGGAAACGTTACTATACGAACACCAAATTTAATTAATCTGTTCGCAGAAAAAACTATTAGTTTAGATTCAAAAGAAGATACCATAGTGAATACTAAACGAGATGTTCTTATTAGTGCCGATAGAAATGTTACGTTCCACGGTAACGAAATATTCTTGGGTGGTAGAAGTTCAAATGCATCTCCTATTGCAATGGCAAAACCATTAAAATTATTTTTGTTTGAATTACTACGAACAATCATGTCTACCTCTCCACTAACTCTCGGACCCTCTGGTATCGTGAATCCTGCGTTAATCGCAAGAATGTTGGTGGTATACGCAAAGTACCAAGTATTCCCAGACCCATTTCAACCACTATGGGCATCTAACGATAATTTCGTAATGAAAACTAATGAGAGAACATTGGCTGGAGATTTACCAGCAAATGAAAGCTTAAAAAATGTTACTGGACTAGGTTCTTCGGGAGTTTCTACAATTGATTTCGGTAGAGAAGTTGCAACCAATTCTTCTATACGAAATCTTAGAAAGTTCTTTGACGATGAAACTACTTCGAAATTATAATTTATGACTACATTATCCGAACAATATTTTGGTGCTTATTTACAACGAGCAACTAATAGTACCTCGAATATATCTACAATCAGTAACATTCCACGGGAAGTTCCCTTGGAAACACTTATTGCGTTGGCGACTTTTAGACCGGAAATAATTCCTGGTGGTATTGTACAAAAGTATGGACAAAATTTTCCAATAATACAATCCAAGATAACACAAGAATTAATAAGTTCTAGTGAACAATCATTGGATAGATTGAAAAATTATAAACCACAAGTACTACCGACAAACGCAATACAACGTAGAAAAGTTAACGGGGTAATAGTTCCAGAGAATCCTCGGGATAGAATATTACGTGGAATAGACCCAAAAATAAAACGATTGGTCGAACAACTAGACGATTTACGTGCGTTAACTGAATTAACTAATAGACTAACAAAACTAACAAGAAAATTAGAAGATCAGATTAATAAGTTTACCTCGTTATTTAACGCACTGATAAATTTACCAGACGCTGCAGCATCAGCTGCTCTAACGATACTGATTGATAAGCTTGATAGCTTAGAACAGGCTTATACACGAGCAAAAGCTGCACTAGAACTTGTGATTAAAACTGCTCAGGCTGTCAAGAAGGCAATTTTAAAAGCATTATTTCAAGACATACCAAAAGCAAAGGAAACATTGAAAAAAGGACTTGATGTTCTTGGTAGAATCTTAAAATTAAGAGAAATCCCACGTATCATTCGGTTTCCAAAGTTTCCTAAATTACCAACATTTAATTTTACCAAAGCAAATTTCTTTGCAAAATATAAGAAAGCCTTGGAAACATTAAAGAAAAAGGATGGGGAATTTTATCAAAAAGCATACAAAAAAGCTGTAGAACAAGCTGGATTTGAAATTGTTGATCCTAAGAAAGACAAAATTCAACGAGGACTGACACAAGCAAGAAATTCGTTACGTGAGGCAAGAGCAAACTTACAAACTAGACAAGCTATACGTTCCGAAGCAGTTAATAGAGCAAGAAATGATCTTATACAACAAACTCGAAATATTAGTTCACAGGTATTACGTGAACAACAAAACGCAATTACGCAGTATCAAAACACAAGAACTAGAGCTCAGAATAGAGTTTCACAAGCAAGACAAACCTTAACAAATGTACAGCAACGGTCCTTGGGTACAATAAATCAAGGACTTGCTACTGTACGGTCTGTTGATTCCGCTATCAGTTCAGCACAAAACTTAGCATCAACACTTAATAGTAGACAGTTAGGATCACAATTGGCATCCGAATTAACAAATCAATTAAGTGTTGGACAATAACTCACTTAAATCGTTTAAATTCAATATCTTTTGATATTTAAATAGAGTGATAAAAATGGTTATTTTTTTAAGGAGAAGAAAATGGACAAAACATTACTAAAAGCATACATCAGAACCGTTGTCGAAGAAGAAGTTAATAGAATTCTTCCCAACCTTTTGGGAGAAGCTGTAGCCCAAATTAAAGGTATACAACAAGTTAACGAAACTGCATCGGCGTCCAGTAAGCCAAAACTTGACCGTTCAAAGTTGGCTGCGATGATGGGATTGGAACGCCACGGAGATACCATTATGGCAACCACAAATAATGTGGTACTTCCAGAAAATATCCCACAAGGTGTTAATTTAAATGATCCAGCGTTCAAACCGGCTGTAGAAGCTATCACGAAAGATTACAGCGCCGTAATGAAAAAGTTGGGATTGAGTAAGTAAGATGTCAAAAACTGTTTATCTTGGTTCTACTCTTCCTTTACAACGTGGTGGGCGTGGGTATTTCCAAACTACGCCTGACCCGTTGGCAAACGAAAAATCAAAATTTATTAATTTAATTTTGACTAGAAAAGGAGAACGAGTTGCAAATCCAAATTTTGGATGTGACTTGTGGCGACTATTGTTTGAACAAAAGGATGGTGAGATACAAGATAAAGCACAACAGTATGTCATAGAAGCAGTAGATGCTTTTATGCCATACCTTGTCTTACAAGAAATTCGAGTCTTAAATTTAGATACATTTGTTAACGACAATGATATAAATTTATATGTTCGTTATAGTTTTGCAAACAATCCGTTGATATCAGAAGAGGTCCAAGTTTTACTAGGATCATCACCAACTGGTGGATTGATAGCTTCTGGAAGATTAACAACAAGAAATTTTTAATAGAGATATACAATGGCTACAACCAATGATGTATTAAAAAAACTAAGTGTAGCACCAAAAGAAGTACGATACCTTAACAAGTCGTTCGTTGACTTCAAAGGTGATCTTATTACATTTATTAAAAATTACTATCCAACAACTTGGACAGATTTCAACGAAGCCAATCCAGGTATGATTATGTTGGAATTGGCTGCATATGTTGGTGACGTATTATCCTTCTATGTAGATAATTCTTTCAAAGAAAATTTATTAGCATACGCAGAAGAAGAAAAAAATATAATTGCCATCGCACAATCGTTGGGGTACAAGCCAAAAACAATTGTTCCAGCAACAGCAGAAGTTTTAATTTCTCAGATAGTTCCAGCATTGGGTGCAACTGACGGATATATTCCAGACGCAACATATTTCTTGAAAATTGATAGAAACTCTACAATATCTACACAAGGTCCGAATATAGTTACATTTAGAACTACGGACTTGGTGGATTTTAATGACCCAACGGACAGATCAATAGTACCAAGACAATTAGATTCGGTAACACTATTACCCGTCACATATCTTGTAACAAAAAAGGTAAACGTAATTGCGGGTGATGTACGTCAGCAAACTGTCACCTTTGGTGATCCAGCAAAATTTTCAACTGTAACAATTAATGATACAAACGTAACTACCGTTACGAACGTAACTGATTCGGATGGGTATCCTTGGTATGAAGTAGACTTCTTGGCACAAGATACAATAATTGATGACAGAGAAGTAGCGTACCAAGCAAGTGTAAGTGAATCAGTTAGTCCTTCATATTCCATAAAATTTAGATCTGTTCCACGTAGATTTACAACACGATTAACTCCCGAAAAATATACACAATTAGTATTTGGTTCTGGACGAGGTAATGTGTCGGAAGATATAGTCTATCTAGATTCTCAACAGGTAGCAAATTCTGATTATGGAACGAACTTAGCAAGTGTATCGTTGAGTAATACAGATTTATTAAACACAGATAATTTTGGTATAGCACCAGCAAATACCACATTGACAGTAGAATATGTTACTGGTGGTGGTGTAGAAACCAACGTTGCTTCTGGAACAATTACACAGATTGGACAGTTAAATGTTATCAATAGAACAACGGAACTAAATTCAACTGAATTAGCATTGTTTAATGATATCATAAGTACAGTAACGGTGTATAATGAAATGCCAGCTCGTGGTGGATTGGATGGTGAAACTGTTGAAGAAATTCGTCAACGAGCATTGGCATCATACTCGGCACAAAATCGTGTTGTTACTCGTCGAGATTATGAAGCACGGTCGTTGGCAATGCCAGCAAGATATGGTGCTGTCGCCAAAGTATTTGCTATATCCGATACACTTCAATCAAAAATTCAGGCGTTAACAACACCAGAACAAGTTGACCAAACTGTAAGACAATTTGTTGAGGATAATCCAAAACAGAATTCAATTAATTTGTATGTATTGGGATACAACGAAAATAAAAAGATTACAAATTTGAACGAACTGGTCAAGGAAAATTTACAACAGTACTTGTCTCAATATAGAATGTTGACAGATCAAGTTAATATTCTTGACGCGTTCGTTGTTAATATAGGTGTCACTTTTGATATCACTGTATTTAAAAATTATAATATGAATGATGTTCTAACTGTATGCTTGGGTGCTATAAAAGACTACTTTGATATTGATAAATGGAACATCAACCAACCAATCCGTTTGGGAGACTTACAGTTGTTAATTCAAGCACAAGACGGTGTACAAAGTGTCAATAAGTTAGAAATTAGTAATAAGTATTTCTTTAAGGATGGACGAGATTATAAACCATATAGATACGACATCACCGAAGCTACTGAAAACGGGGTTGTGTATCCATCATTGGATCCGTGTATATTCGAAATTAGATATCCAGAAGATGACATCGTAGGAAGTGCAAGACAATGAGAATATTTTTAACCGCATCCGCAGATACAACTTTGTATCAACGTTTTCCAACCAATAATGCTGGGTTGGATGAAATTTTAGAAGTTGGTAAAGTAGCAGCGCCGGAAGATATAGAAATTGCATATTCTAGTAGTGCAGCACGTGCGTTATTAAATTTTAATTTACCAAATAGTGCATCAATATCACCAACAGCATCGTACTATTTAAATTTAAAAATTGCAAACGCAAATAAACTTCCATATTCACAAGAAATTATTATCCAAAAGGTATCTGGGTCGTGGGCAGAAGGTAGTGGATATTTTAATCAACAAACTGTAAACGCTGGGGATGGTGCAACGTGGAGACAAGCAACAACCTCGCTATCTTGGAGTAACGCTGGTGGTGATTATTATACAACACCATCGTCTAGTGTAATTCTTAATGAATATCCGTTACAAGACTTACGTATTGATGTATCATCAATAATTCAACCAATTATCTCACAATCATTATCTTGGACTGGACTTGTATTAAAGTTTCCAAGCGCATCAGAGGCGGATTATAATAACGAAGGAAACATTAAATTCTTCTCCAAACAAACACACACGGTACATGCACCTGTTTTGGAAATTGCGTGGGATGATTCCACGTTTACCACAGGATCTTTAAAACGTGTTCCAAATACGTATGACATTGCTGTAGTTCCAAAAAATGTAAAGGAAAATTACGTTCGTGGATCAAAAGAAAAGGTAAGACTTGTGGTTCGTGATAAGTATCCACAAAAGAATTTTGATGCAACGTTACGATATAAAAATGTATATTATTTACCGACTTCATCATATTTTAGTGTCGTGGATAAACAAGCAGGAACCACAATTTACCCAGCAGACCAATATGCTAAATTAAGTTGTGATGCAACGGGTTCATATTTCGTGTTAGATACCACACCATTATATAAGAACAGATATTATACAGTAAATTTACATCTTGAAAATGGTACTGATGACACGAACATCATTCCCGAAATATTCACATTCTTGGTAAAGTAAAATGACGTTTGATGACTTGATTAAAACGTTCAAGGTGCAACCAGACCTTAATAGAGAGTTTTGGACACCTGAAAACAAACTTACTCCATCTATTCGTAAAGCTCTTTTGAGAATTGCAAAAGAGTTCTATGATGGTATTGAGTTAGAACACAAACCAAAAATCAAGGACATCGTATTTACTGGAAGTTTGGCAAACTATAACTACTCAGATTACTCCGATGTTGACCTTCACTTATTGTTTGATTTTGGAAAAGATAAGGAGCTATTAGCACAGTTTTTCTTGTTGGCAAAATCAAAGTGGAATGACAAACACGACATTACAATTAAGGGATACGATGTGGAAGTGTATGCGGAAGATGAAAGTTCACCACACGTTGCAACTGGATTGTATAGTGTAATGAAGGACAAATGGATTAAAGAACCAAAGAAAGAAACACCCGCATATGATGAACAAGATGTAATGACTAAGGTAAAATATTTTGTAGGAATGTTTAATCAATTAGTAAAACAATTTCAAGCTGACCAACTTGACGGATTGGATAAAAAAATTGAAAAGTTTCGTGACAAGTTGGGTAAGTTTAGACAATCTGGATTACAATTGGGTGGAGAATTTTCCACAGAGAATCTTGCATTTAAGTTATTACGAAGAGCAGGGTATATGGATAAATTAGCGAAGTTACAAAGTGCGGTGGTAGATAAACAACTTTCAGTTACGGAAGTAAAATAATATGCCAATATTAACGGTAATAGATAAGACTGTTGTAGAAGCTCCGGTCTGTTGTGCGTGACATGTATCAAGTAGTTCCAATAGATAATTTCTTTCAAGAAATTACAGATGATTTGGCATTACCAGACGATACAACTCTTGATTCATTACGACAACAACGTGATGCTGCATTACAGGCAGCATTGTCACTTGACGATTTAAATGCTGCACTTGATGCTGGTGATGAAGATGCAATTAATGAAGCTAACGAAGCAATTGATACGGCACTTGACGAAGGATTTGCATCAGCACTTAATGCACAAGACCCAGAACCAGAAGCAATATTGTCACCCGAAGAATTTGATGAACTCAGTGCACTTGACATTGTTGGATTAACTGATGATTATGGACAAACCGATGGTGCCGAAGATATTATTGATCCTACACCAGAAGTATTGGAAGAAGATTTAATTCAACGATTACCACTAGTTGCCGGAAAAGCCAGTGGTATCAACACTATTAATCAAGCAATTACATTATTGAATAGTGGTATACAAGCGGTAGAAGAAACAGTCCAGGCAGAATCTAAGTATAATGAAGATGGACAATGTAAAGAAATTATTGTTGCTAACGGAAAGAAAGGATTCTTGGGCATTGGTAAAAAATCACAACGTACTGTTAAACGTACCGATATTGAAGAAAAACTTAAAACAATTGATGAAGAAATTGCTAAGCAAGAAGCATCAAACGGGCCAATTCCTGGATACGGTAAGAAAAAACAAAAAGTTGGTATATTTGCTAGAGCAGCAGGCGCTATTACACGAGTGGCATCTAAAGCAGGTGTTGCAGGACAATTACTAGGTTCTGTGTTGGCTTTACCTTTAGCTCCTGGTCGTATAACCGAATCACTACTAGGCAGAACAACTGTTGGTATGACTAAAAATGAAATTTTAATTAGTTTGAGAGAAACAAAGAAAAAATTAGAAGATATTTTAGCGAAGGATTGTTAATCTATGCCAAATCAAACAAACTACGTACAAGTAATACCAAACAAACCACAGTCATTTCCAATTTCTCGTATTGCAGAATCCGAATCGGATATTGATATAATTGAAGGTAGATTACCGGCAGAATTTGGATTCGATATAGATGATAATATTGAGATGCATTTTTACGATTCGGTGAATAATTTGGTGGGGTCGGTACTCATACCAGTAAGTTCGGGAATAATCAGTGCAAAAACGGTGTTATTACCTGACAATAGTAAAGATGAAAAAATAATTATTAACATGACACGAGTACAGAAGGAATTGGGATTAATAATTCCTCCTGGCACATACACCACTATTATCAACTTATTTTCGGATGAAATTGGTACATACACCGATAGAAAAATGACTATCGAAGAAGTATCTCCATCACGCACGGAGTTACGTTTAGGATTCAACACGGCATTTACAGAGGTTGAGCAAGGTGAATTATTTGAATTTGTGGAACCAAGTGTACCACGAGTTCTTGCTGCAGGGTTGGTGGGTGGTACAATCGGCGTCGGTCAAAACGATATAATCACACAGACACCAGACGAACAAGCACAGATTAATGAATACGTAGCAAAAATAAATGAATTTTTGGAAGATTTAAATCCCGACATAGTGGCGCAGTTAACAAATTTGGAAGCAGAACTCCCAGATAACCTAAATCTTACCATAGAATTCATATCAGCAGCTATTTATGATGAGTTCATAAATTTATTGGAAGTTACAAGAAGTTCAAAACAATTTGATAGATTACAAGAAAACGAAATTGTTGCAATTATCGAAAAAGCAATTGATAATGCTCTAACAAACAACAATATTAATCTATTTACTCAAAATCAAATTAGATATATTTGAGGTAACATATGGCAAACGCAGCAGATTTCCTACAACTGTCACAGACACAATTAGTTGTACCGTACAAGTTAAGATCTCGTTCTATTTCGGGGATTAATGTTACGGCTACAAATATTGCGACCAATTATAGTTTAACCGCAGATATATCCACTAATTTAGAAGGTGCTTCGGTTTCACCAAGTAGAATTGAGTTGGCACCAAATCAAAGTACAGTACTAACTGTGACGTTTCAAACTGCGCCATTGGAAACATATCCTGTTGGTGTATTGACAAATTCATTAAATTTCGTCGTTAACGCAGTTCCAGTTGTTATTCCGGTACCACCCCCACCACCACCGCCTCCTCCTCCACCTGCTCCGCCGGTAGTATTCGGATGTACCGATGCAAGTGCAATGAACTATAATCCGCAAGCTACAAGTAATGATGGTACATGTATACCAAAAATATTTGGTTGTACAAATATTAATGCATTAAATTATAATCCACGTGCAAATATGGAAGATGGTAGCTGTCAATTCGTAGCACCACCACTACCAGGAGTGCTCGGATGTACTAATGTAAATGCTATTAACTATAATCAAAATGCGACACAAGATGATGGAAGTTGTATTGCACGAGTAATTGGTTGTAGAGACATTAATGCAGAAAATTACAATGCAGATGCAAATACTTCATGTGAAGGTTGCTGTCAATACAGAGGAACTGATCCATTACCACCAGTAATACAAGGATGTACGGACAGAAATGCAAAAAATTATGATCCTAGTGCTGTACTAGATAATGGTACGTGTATTCAATACATTTTTGGATGTACAAATCCATTTGCGTTTAATTACGATAGACGAGCGGAAAAAGATAATAACACATGTAAATTTACAGGATGTACAGATCCGCTAGCAAATAATTACGTACAAGGTGATAATATAGAACCATGTGTAAATAATTCGTGTTGTACATATGATAAAAAAATAGAACCGTGTTTGGAAATTGGTAAAATTACACAAACAGGATTACCGGTCAATCAAGATCCATCATACACAAATGTCTGTCGATTAATTCAAGATACTTTTGTTGGCGGATGTCGTGAATCGTGTTCAGATGAATATACAGGAACTCCTGCACGTGTAGGATGTACAGATCAACAAGCAACCAATTATAATCCCGATGCAACACAAAATGATGGTTCGTGTATTTATGTAACTGGTTGTATGGACAAATCTGCTATAAACTACAATCCTTACGCTGTAAGAGATAATGGAACGTGTAGATATGAAACGCGATGCTTGGAAGAAGGTGAAGCATGTGATTCAGGAAGCTGCTGTCCAGGATTAGTATGTGATGACGGTGATGGTGTCGGTGGAAACTTGGGCGTATGTATCAGACCACGCACAGGTCCACGTACCGATGGGCCTAGAACTACCGTTGATGATTTCAACAATCGTAATGTAGGCCGTGGTGGCGGTGGTGGTCCAATTACCATTGATGATGATGGAAATAGAAACTTCGGTGATGACAGAAATACATCCAACCAATTCTAAGATTATATGGCAAACGAATACATACCACTAAGTAATTCGGAAATACAATCATTAAAAGAAGCAAATTCTTTTATAGGACGAGATTATCCAGACGCCGTAGCTGTGCCTACGGCTGTTGGTGGTGTTGTATTTATACGAGCAGATCAAACAGATTTAATACAACAATATCGAAGTGGTGAATTAACTGGTGGTGAACAGGCAACACCAGGTGGTGTTTTACTACGAGGTATGCCAAATCCTGCACCGTCACCATCAAATTTTAGTTCAACTGCCCAATACGTTGCAGCACAACCACCTGTTACAGTATTGGGAACATTACCACCATTAGTAGGATCAACAAAAACCCTACCAGTTGTAGTTACAATATTTGCAGAAGATGCGATTGTTTCTGAAAAAACTATTCCGTTAAATATTAATATTTCTGGATATGACCCCGTTGAAGTACCTTTACGTGCTGCGTTGGTAAAAGTAATTACGGATGAAGTTTCTAACAGAGTAAATCAATATTTTGATAGAGATAGATTTTTAAAGACATTATTAAATTTTGGTGAAGATACTCAACGGTTGTTAACTAACTGGAAGTTAGATCCAAACGATCCTAGTAAGTTATTGGTTAAATTATTATCTCCGCTCGACTTTGAATTAGATGTCGGTAATAATGTATTCATCAGTCGTGAAGTTGCAAATCCAATAGCAGATACAATTAAATTTGAATTACTCCCACAACCAGATACATCGTTGTGGTTACGTCCAAAGAATACGCAACCAAGAAGTTTTATAACGGATACTGAATTACTAAACATCTATAATCACACGGTATCAAATCAAACATTAGCTACCCTAGGAATTAACCTAACAGGATCGGCAGATAATTACGGTGGATACACGTTTGAAGATGATATATTACGTAGATGGTATACGGATGATTATAGATCAGCAGAGTTGAATGTAGATTATACAAATTATGCAAATTTTATAACGTATAGTTCTGCCCAATTAAGACTACAAACATTTAGACAAAAATTAACAAAAATACGTGAATTAGAAAATTCATCAAGATTTATTGCCGGACTTGCATCAAGTTCAATTTTTGGTAGTGAAGCAACAATTATTGATACGGATGTGGTTATCAATACCAATACCACATATGCAAGTCCTGTACTAATCACTGATTCAGGATCAATAACTGTATCTACTGGTTCAATACTTACCATTTACTCACCAGATGAGATACCATCTGCATCGTTGTATCTTGTAGAAGGTTCAAAAACAGCAGCGTTGGAAATTGAAAATATTATTCGTGGATTTGATGGGTACGAACGTTATCTTTTCTATCAATCTGGAAGTGCATACAGTGCAAGTGTGTACTGGCAATTAAATGGTACAGAATACCATGCAGATGGAACGTGGCCAAAGAAAGATACTGACGGAACCATATATCTTCCAACCAGTGCACAAGCGACTGCTTGGTATGAAGAACAGTCTGCAATTGCACAAAGATATGATGAAAATAATGCGAACCTAATGTCCAGAGGAATACCATTATATCTCCACGATGATGTAAATTCACAAGAATTTATAAAGTTCACAAATTTAATTGGTCATTTCTTTGATAATGTAAAACTATACATTGACCATTTACCAAGAATTTACGATAGACAAGTTACCGCAACTACTGGTTTGTCACAAGATTTGGTATGGGATGTTGCAAAATCATTTGGATTGTCATTAACTAATCCAAACGCTGCAGCGTCACTATACAACTTTACAACAGATACGGATATAACGAAAAAACGTGAATCAACAACAGAACTCTGGAAACGTTTTCTTCACAATGGACCGTACCTCAACAAAACCCGTGGTACTGCCAACGCATTAAAAGCACTACTTAGTATTTTTGGATTGAATGAACAAGTTGTCGGTATTAGAGAAACCGACACAACTACAACTGGTAGTTTTGAAATATTTGATGAAGTTACAAACGCATTGAATTTTAATACAGGATCGTATCTTGTATTACCAATGTCTGCCTCAAACCGACCAGTAGGTACATTACAATTTAGATTTAATAATTCTATTAAACAAACTACCACGTTGGGTGTCGGTGACACAGCATCACCATCAGGATCGTGGATCGTTAAACTTGCAACACATCCATCCGCATCATCACCATATGGGCGTATCGAAGTAACTGATAATATTGGAGAAGTTTTATTAAGTAGTAGTTACGCAGATATGTTTGATACAGAAGATTATTTTGATGTAATGCTTAGATACAGTACATCAAGTGTAAATCTACAAGTTGCACAATCAGACGGTGAACAAATACTATTCTCGTCCAGTATGAGCACCACGGGTTCTTACTTACGAGATGCATGGCCATTAACAAAAAACTTTTACTTGGGTGGTTCTGGTTCACTAAGTCTAAATAATTTTGGTGGATACATTGACGAAGTTCGTGTGTGGGGTGAACAGATAAGTGACTCTGTGTTTAAGGCACAGGTACTAGACCCTGGTAGTTTTGTAGGTAATGACTACACATCACCGGTAGAAAGTTTGTGGGTTCGTATGTCCTTCCACACACCAAAAAATCTATCGTCAGGAAGTATTCCAAATGAATCACCATACAGAAATAAAGATGGTGTGTCCGATCCTACATTATCACTACTACCAAATATCACAAATATTATAGCAGTAGGATTTGAAAATAAATCTGTATATCCATACAGCATGACTCGTGTAAGTAGAAAAATTCGTCAATACACTACTAACACGGGAGCATACTCATACGGAAGTAACAAAATTATCATCGCACCACCACCAGTATTTACTGAGGTTTCACCTGGTGGTGAACTAATACTCCATAGAAAGAAGAGTATTGTTGATAACGAAACACGTAGAAAACAACAGCAATCGAAGAGTTATTTAGGATTCTTCGTATCACCAACCGATGCGGTTAATAATTTATTAATTCGTGCATTGGGTAATGTTGACGTTAATAGTCGTGTTGGGTATGGTACTCGTTACAAATCAAAGTACGCAGACATAGAGGCACTACAAAACTATTATAAACAATATTATAACGCCACAGTTAATATACCACAATTCGTACGTTTCTTTGATGAGTTAGCACCGACATTATTTGAACAAGCAAGTCAATTGGTACCAGCAAAAACTATTTTAGCTACTGGTATAGTAATTGAACCAAATATTCTCGAACGCAAAAAACTAACAGCTGAAAAACCTGTAAAATTAAGTGGTGCGAACACTAGAAGAAATAGTAGATTTGCTAACACTGAACGTACATACGCACGTGATTTTGACATCACACTGTCAACAGAGGCAAAGATACCATCGGCTAGTGGAATCACTAACCAGGTGGCCTTCTATACGGATTACAACACCAGATTTAATATAAATTCGTATACAGTTCCAACGGGTGATGCAAATCTAACCTTTAACGCACGATTCAGCCCGACGCAAGTTACTGGTTCTGGATTGTATTCGACATACAATGCAAATACTCTCCATATAACGCAATCAATGCCTATGGGGGAAATTCTCACAGGATTATTAAATGGGGTATCCATTGAAGCTCCTGGTGGAACTGTTCGTGGTGATTTCAATTATTATGAAGGAACCACGCGTAGTACGATTGTTTCTGAATCCGTATCGTCCGACTTTGCATTATTTGATTCGGATGTAGAAAAGATAAGTTACATACAGTACTTGCGTAAATACGCCGGATTGTCGTTACGAGAAGCTGAAGAAATGGCTATCGGATACAAAGCTGGTAATATAATTGATATTGGTGACTTGATTGGTGTTAGTGAAAACATTAACCAAGCAAACATTATTAATGTAATTCCACCAAGAACAGATTTAACTGACTATAGCGTAGCAAATTATTATATCAAAAATAATGGTATTTATAATTTTGAAACTGTTTATAAAGAAATTATTGGACTAAACCAATTAAATTTCTTGTCGGGAGCTGCAGCAACGTGGTCATTTGGAACGACATATAATAAAAATGATGTTGTAGTACAGTACGGGGCAACCAACGGTTCGGCAAAAACGGCAAATGGTAAACTATTTAGATATATAGCCCAAGATGCACCGTCCGTATCATACAATTATCCATCGCTTGATCAAAACCGATGGGTACCTGTGTTTTATAGAGGGAAGGCGGTCCAGACTCCGTATCGTATTATTTTCGACGTTAATAAAGCTAGTGGTAACGAATCGGTATTTGAATTACCAACTACCAGAGTATCAATTAATCGTCCTATCGTAGAACCAAAACGATACAGTACCAAATTGACACTAGGATCTGTCGCAGCAAATAGTAGAACTACTGGATTGGTCAGATTACAGGCACTAGCAACACTATTTTCTGTAAACGTTGGTGTAGCGGATGTACCACTTCCAGCAATACGTGTAAGACTATACGATAATTCGACTTCTCGTGATGCTGACGTAAATCGAGCCTTTGGAATAGAACCATTGGACAATCACGGTGTATTACTGGATATGAAAGTTGAAAATGGGTCCGTAAGTAGAAACGTAGGATTATATCCTCCGGTAACCCTTATCAATAATGACGAAGGAAGTAGTTCAAGTCCAGTTATATATTATACGATTGAAGAATTAGCGGGTAATACGTATACAAACGGATTTATTGTTACATTTAATTATTTCGCTATCGAAGCACCTATCCAATTACCCATTGGATACTTGCCAAGACATTATAAATTCTATCGTGATAATGCATTGGCTACCAAACGTAGAAATTATTTGGGATGTTTACAAACGCAAGACACAACAACAGATGGACGTTCACCAGTAGAAGTTACATTTACCGCAGGTACCACGTTAACGGTATCTCCAAACATTCTACAAGAAGAAGAAAGTTTGGGTGGAATTAACCTAAATGTGAACTAAAACCAATGTATAACATATTTATATTAGACAATTTAAGTCGGGAGAGGTACTTACTATGGGATATCTAAACAAGTCAACGATTACAGTTGATGCGGTGTTAACAAAGAAAGGTAGAGAAATCTTGTCCAAGGGACAGCAAGCTGCGGCAGAAATTACGCAATTTGCTGTAGCTGATGACGAGGTAGACTACACTCTTTATACCACTTCACATCCACTTGGTTCATCGTACTACGGCGCTTTAATTGAAAGCATGCCGGTACTTGAAGCATCAACTGATGAAACACAAGCTATGAGATATAAACTAGTATCTCTCGACCAAGGAACAAAAGAAATTCCAACAATTTCGTTGGGTGTTGCTGCATACTCGCTTAACTTCAATGACTCGGTTGTGGTCAGTCCAACAACTACCGCAGAATTGGCAACTGCTGGATACACAGCAATCCTATATGATGGTAACGTAGCAACATTAACTACAAACCAACCATTGGCAGCTGGCACAACAGTTCCATTCTTCTCAATTAACCAACCAACATCAGCAAATGCTGTGGTTGTACAAGGATTTAGTTTCAATTTATCTGCAAAAGAATTGACTGTTGATCGTACAACGCAGTTGACAATCATCAACAATCTTACGGGCGCAACAAAGACGGTTACGGTTACCGTATCTGCGAAGCCAACAGTATAATAGGGGTTTAATATATGGCAATTAGAACTTTCGTTCCATTTAACGTAGATGAAGATATCGTTCGTGGTAGTCAAACCACGGTTACAACTGGTCTGTGGTCCGGTGATACAGGTAGTTTAACGACGCTCTTTACGTCAACTACGCAGATTTCTGCAAGTGGTGAGTATTATTTTGACGCATACGATAAGAATCCAGCAACCGATACTACCGCAGAAGTTCAATTTGCCGTAGCATACGGACACATTTCTGGTGGTGGTTCACCAACATTAGCACAAGACGATTTATCGGTTGTTGCTACAAAAACAACATATTTACAATATAAAAACATATTGTTAGATCCATCTGACGATTTGTTTACATTTGGTACTACAAATGCAGACCATATTTACGTGGTTAACATTCAACGTGCACGACTACGTGAGCAACTAGACCCAGGTAACTGGTTGTTAACACTTTCTGGTTCACTTGGTAAATTTACATTTATTGATGATAGTGGTCAAACACTAAGTGCAAAATCAAAGACAAGTAAATCTGGTCGTGTGTTCAATGTTTGCTCAGGTTCATTGACAGGTACAAGTGGAAGTACAGTATTGACCAGTCAATCTGCAGCAGGTAAAGGATTTGGTCTTGTATACCCAGACTTGGGTATCATCGTATTAAATCCAGATGCAATTATCCCAACAGTTGGATTTAGTTCAGCATCAGCAGGATTTGGTTGTGGTACACAACAAGATTATTCATACGATACAACGAATACATCAGTACCATTTGCACCATATACAGCATCATTGGTTGGCGCAACTATCCGTGAACAACGTAACCACGACGGTTTAGTTCGTTCAATTAAGTTGGGTGGTGACTTCCAAGCACGTTCGGCAGAAACAATTGCATCAACACACTTCTTCGTACGTTTACGTAACAAAGATTTCAACTATTCCAATAATCCAACGTTCTATAATAATACAAATGGTCAAATCTTGAATGAGGACTTCGTACAAGACCCACGAGTATACGCAACAACAATTGGATTATATAATAATAGTAATGAGTTGGTAGCAGTTGCAAAGTTAAGTCGCCCACTAGAAAAGAGTTTCGACAAGGAAGCACTTATCCGCGTCAGACTTGATTTCTAATGAACTACGGGAGGTTTTATGAGAGCTCTCAAACCTCTCAGTACTGATGGTTATACTAGAAACAATTATACCGCGTACATATCGCAAAGTTATACAATAGTTTCCGGATCACCAGTAAACACAGATTTGGTAACTATTGACTTTGCGGAACAACCACCTAGTGATTGGAAATACCAAAATACTAGTGATACAGATTTAGGAACATATAATTCTGCAAGTGGTGTGTACTCGTACCCGTTGTTTAGTTTGATAAATCATGCATTTTATTCATCGCAGTCTATTGTTGAATATGGCACAGAATCTATCGCAGTAAATAAGTACACACCAACTGCATCGCTGTATGTGTTTAATATCGTAAACGATGCAGTTGGTGAGGGAATTGGAGCAGGTACGTTTAGTATAAGAGTTTCTGGATCATCACCAATACTAGATGACGGTTATGGTAGATTATATGTTAATAATACTACGAATGTAGTTGGTAATATATTTTATAAGCATGGAATTGTAGTGGTACAAAATAATCTTTCTGCACCAACTCAATCCATAACAACTAGTGGATTAAGACTGGAAAGATTTAAATCGGTAGATGTTAAGTTCTCATCCTCGTTTGAAATAACTGAACATACAGTCGTATGTAAAATGGGACCATCAGAATTTAACGCATCGGTGTTTAATCACACAGTCGGATATTATAAAACAGTAACAGGTTCTTACGTTTCGGGGTCAACCACGGTTACATATAATAATTTTGTTCCGAATGTATCATCGTCTACAAAAGCAACATCTGGTGAATCAATAACTGGATTGTTTGATTCTGGTACATTGACTCCGTATGTTACGACAATTGGGTTATATAACAACAATTACGAGCTACTTGCAATTGCTAAGTTGGCAAATCCAGTACCACGAGCAAAAAACGTAGACCAAACTTTCATTGTAAAGTTTGATACCTAATGTGGAGATTCCCATGTCAAAGTTAGTTGAATTACTACAAAATTCAGAAGTGTATAGCAGATTAAATACAATTGCTGGACATTCACCAAACACTGCAAATCCAAAAAATTTCAGTGTTCGTAAGCAATCGGATGTTACAAAAGAAATTAGACAAACAAACGCCGTTGATTTTATTCCAAATACATACCAAAACGGATTTAATGTTGACAAACCAAGTTTGAGTGTCGCTGGATTTCAAAAGTCGGTAAACACACAAGATTCCGATTTTACAGGTACAACAACAGGTGCACCTGGAACAAATGTAAACTCAGCGTTTGACACATATTATCGTTTCGCAATAGATTCATCTCGTAAAAATTATAATTCGAAGTTAGTACATCGTTATTTGGCAACAGATAATAATGAAAAGTACTTAACTAAAAATTCAACATCGGCTGGAGTAGTACTAGGATACACACCAGCATAATAAATTATAAAGAGGTTATATGAAGGCTCGCAGCGCAAAAAACAAAGGAAAACGATTGCAGAACGCAATCCGTGATCTTATACTCGAACACTTTCCACAGCTAGAACCAGACGATGTAGTATCTACATTGATGGGTGATTCGGGGGCTGATATAAAACTCAGCCCCGCTGCTCGGAAAGTGTTTCCGTATTCTCCTGAGTGTAAGAACCAAGAAAAAGTTAATATTTGGTCAGCACTACAACAAGCAGAGAAAAATAATAAGGAAAATACCCACCCAGTAGTGTTCTTTAAAAGAAATAATACAAAAACATACGCTGTTATAGAAGCAGAACATTTTTTTGAATTGACCAAACCAAAAAATATAAATTAATAAATTAACACTTGTTTTTTTGAAGGAGAGAGGTTAGATTTCTAACATATGAATCTAATCTCTCTCTTATCACAAATACTCGGCAATTATGACCATATGGGCAAAGGAGAACACTACTTCTCCTGCCCGTTTTGCCATCATCGTAACAAGAAGTTCGCAGTTAATGTTGTAAAGAATAAATGGAAGTGTTGGGTGTGTGGTGCAAAAGGTGGGCACCTACTTGGTTTGTTTAGAAAACTGGATGTGTCACCCGCACAAATAAAAGAGCTTAAAAAGTGTTTGAGTGAAGAAGATGTTAAGAGTTATACAGATACATCAACGGACGAAATTGTTGAGCTTCACCTTCCACACGAATTTAAACCACTTTGGAAACCCACCAATACATTTGAATACAAACACGCAATCAATTACTTAAAGAAGCGTAGCATTTCTGGATACGATATTATCCGTTATCGAATGGGATATTGTGAGACAGGTCAGTATGGTGGTCGTATTATTGTCCCTTCGTATGGTGTAGATGGAAAGCTAAATTACTTCATCGCACGTGCATATCACGATACAAATATGAAGTACAAGAACCCACCAGTATCAAAGAATGTGGTGGTATTTGAAGAACAGATTAATTGGAACGAACCGATTGTTTTGGTGGAAGGAGTGTTTGACGCTATCTCAGTTCGGCGGAATGCAATTCCAATGTTGGGGAAGTTTTTACCGAAAAAATTAGAAGTAAAACTACTTGAAAATAAAGTCAAGAACGTGTATATTCTTCTTGACGATGATGCAAAGACAGAAGCATTGAATCTGGAACGAAAGTTAACATCATATGGTATTAATGTATCACAAGTATCGGTGAGTGGTGGGGACGCCGCCGACCTTGGATTTCAAAAGACCTGGGAGTTTATAAATAACTCAAAGGCAACGACATTTAAGGACTTTATACAAAATAGGTTACAAAACACATGACACATATCGCTGGTATTAACAAGCTTAATAAAATTGTACACCTTGCGGATATTCATATACGACTATTTAAACGACACGATGAATATCGGGAATGTTTTGAAACACTATATAACCAGTTACGTCAAGAAGATTTGACTGACTCGGTTATTGTTGTTGCTGGTGATATTCTGCACGCAAAGACGGACATGAGTCCTGAAATGGTGATGATGGCAACGGAGTTTTTAAAGAACCTAGCTAACATAGCTCCCACCTTAGTGATTGCTGGTAATCACGATTTGAATCTGTCCAATATGAACCGATTGGATAGTTTGACACCACTAATCAAAAGTATTAACCACGAACAATTACACTATCTAAAACATTCTGGTATCTATCAAGTTGGTGATACTGATTTTGCTGTATTTTCCATTTTGGATGATAGAGAACAGTGGCCTTCCGTAAAGGATTGTAAGGGTCGCCGTAAGATTGCATTATACCACGGACCAGTACACGGTGCACAAACCGATGCACGGTACGTAATTACTAACCGTCACGTTGAAACATCATTGTTCAACGGATTTGATATGGTACTGTTGGGTGACATCCACAAATACCAGATACTACAAGAACGAGATGTACACGCAAAGAAACCAATTATAGTGTACGCATCCTCACTCATTCAGCAGAACCACGGAGAAACGGTAGATAATCACGGTTGGTGTATGTGGGATGTCAGTGCATGCACACATGAATTCAAGTCATTACAAAATAATTATGGATATTATACGTTGGAAGTTAAGAATGGAAAATTACCATTCCCTACGGATGTTCCAAAAAATGTTCGCATGCGACTTTTTACGGGAACTCTTGATAATTCTGGTGTTAAGAAGGTAGTAGCAACACTACGCAAACAATATAATATTATTGAACTAAGCATTAACAAGTCCAGAACCGATAACACCAATCGTGACAAAATTAAGAGTGGGTCAGACATTGTTGATGTAAACAATCTAAACATACAGAACCAACTCATTCAAGATTGGTTGGAACGTCAGTATGATAATACAATTGACCGTCCATTGATGACAAAAATTTTGGATGTTAATAAAAATCTCAATGCACAAATTAGTCACGATGATCATTCTAGAAATGTACATTGGCGTCCTATTCAATTAAAGTTTTCTAATATGTTCTCCTATGGTGAGGACAATGTGATTAACTTTGGGAAGATGAAGGGAATATACGGAGTGTTTGCTCAGAACGCAACGGGAAAGAGTTCTTCAATGGATGCACTCATCTTCTGTCTTTACGACAAGACACCACGTGCGTTCCGTGGTGACCACATCATGAACAACCGTAAAAACGAATTCACCTGTCAATTAAAGTTTGAAATCAACGATGAAATATTCTACATCCGTAGAACTGGAACTCGTAAGAAGAATGGTGATGTCAAAGTAGATGTCTTGTTCTGGAAGGAAAACGAGGACGGAACACATACTTCACTTAATGGTGAGGACCGTCGTGATACTAATGCCAACATTCGTAATTATGTTGGTAGTTATGAAGATTTCGTCTTGACTGCATTAAGTGGTCAAACTAGTAACGCATTGTTTATTGATAAGTCACATTCTGAACGTAAAGACCTTCTCATTCAGTTTATGGGATTAAGTATCTTTGATAAGTTATGTGACACAGCAAATGATGAGATGAAGGAAATTTCTGGGGCACTTCGTAAGTTTAAGAAGATAGATTTTACCCAAACTTTATCGGATACTCAGACCAAGTTGGATACGACTCGTGAGGAGCATGAACGGATTGAAGGTATATTTACAAGGCTCAAACAAGAACAAGAAACTTTTTATGAAAAATTAAAGGAATTCCAAGATAAGAAACGTCCTGTTCCAAATATTGAACTAGACATTGATACACTCTTATCAAACAAAGACAAGACCATAGAATTGTCTGCAACCTACGAACAACAAAAAACGGAAGCAGAGGAACGACTAAAACTGCTCAACCAGAACATCACTGAAAAGACACATCGGGTGGTAGAGGCAAATATTCCAGAACTAAAGCAGGCGGTAAGTGAATACGAGAGATTAACTGGATTATTTAACAAGGGGTCATCTGCATTGAAACTTACCGTTTCCAAGATTACTGAGAAGGAGAAGTTCCAGCAGAAGTTATCTGGGTACAAGTACAATTCAGACTGTTTGGTGTGTGTAGAAAACAATAAGTCAGTTATCGCTGATAAGGACCAAGTAAACGCAGAACTGGTACAGTTGGATAGACTCCGATTTGACCAAGAAGATGCCCTTACCACAATTAAGGAGCAGATGGAACCGTTGGTCGAGAAGGTCAATCTTTGTGTAAGTTATGAAAAGTTACAAACCGAAGTCCAACAGCTTCAAAAGAATGCAAGTGGAGTTGAACTGGAAATCCAGAAGTTGATTACCAACATCGAAAAGTGTGACCGTAAGCGGGAACAAATAGAAAATGATATTGAACTTCATCGGTTGAACAAAGAAAATATCGAACATAATGTAGATATTGATAAGCAAATCTCTTTTGTCGAACACGATATTGCATCGGCAAAGAAGAAGGCTGACCATATGGAAAAGGTTATCCGTGAACTTCACGGTGAGGTCAAGGTACTGGAAGCCACCAAGACCGATATTATGAACCAGATTAAGGAAGCCGAAGAGTTGGAGAATACTTACGAAGCATATAAGTATTATATGGAAGCTGTTGGTCGTGATGGTATTCCGTACGACTTGATGAGTAAAGCTATACCAAATATTGAGGCAGAAATTAACAATATTCTGTCACAAATAGTGGACTTTACTATTTCTCTCGAAGTGGATGGAAAAAACATCGTGGGTAAATTAAACTACGATTATGACCGTATCTGGCCGTTGGAAAACTCGTCGGGTATGGAACGGTTCATCAGTAGTTTGGCTATCCGTGTGGCATTGATGAACGCTTCAAACTTACCAAAGTCTAACTTTATGATTATTGATGAAGGATTGGGTACTCTTGATGCGGAAAATTTAAGTTCAATGCATACGATGTTCGGTATTCTCAAAACTCAATTCGATTTCCTTATTGTCATCAGTCATTTGGATGCGGCTAGAGATATGGTGGACAATTTAATTGAGATAAAAAGAGAGGACGGATTCTCCTATATCCAATCGTGATAACTATTTATATTGAGTAGTATTCACGTTGAGAGACTATGCCAAGAACTAGAAAAGAATTATTTAAACAAAATTTAGACAAGATTCCTGTGTTGGTGAAGGATACCGCACAGGAATCTGTATATTTTAATATAAAACAATTAAATAGTTATTTTACTGGTGGACGTAACGCATTCCTTATAACAGGAACGGGATTGTTAGAACCAAATACAAACATTTTTATTGAACTACTTGATGTCAATGGAAAAAGTATGTATGTGGAAGCTATCAAAAACTTTGCAGAAGGTGGAGCTAGAGTTATAGTTGTCGAAGTTTATGAAAACTCAGCTCGTGGTGCAGCAATTCTTACTATTGTGGGAACCGCTAGACAATTGGCAAACGGAAATCCAATACCAAGTGATTGGAAAGGTCGTTCAAATGTAAGTTGGCAGAAGAAAATTATCATAGAACCAAAAAACCAAAACATAACGCCAATTCGATTAAAAGTACAACCGCAGATAATAACAAACGAATTGTTATTAACGGGTTCGTTGTTGAGTCAGTCAATAATTAATCAAGCAGTTTCTAATATAGTATTAAAACCTAAGAGTGTACTCAACAAGCAACGGGGATACATAGTTGTAAATGATTGTAACACGTTTCAATTTAGATCATTTCATCTAACTCCAAAAATCACAGGAAGTGTTACATTACAGAAAAGAAAATATTTGGGTACAATACCGGCAACTACGGAATCGTACACAGTGTTGGAAAATCACACGGCATCGTTGAACTTACCACTCAGTCATTTAAATGCATCTAAATCATTTACTGATATAAACATTACAAGTTCAACTGATGGAAATATTCTAAGTATACCTACATTATATAATGGGCAGTACGAATTGGGTGAAAGTTTATACACCGCATCAAATACTACATATGTCCGTACGGCATCATCTATAACAGGATCTATAAACTATTACTATGTAAGTGAAAGTGTTAGAATATTACCAACAAATATACGTTCATTTGCAAAGTTACGATTAATTAATCTAGATACAGTTAGCGGACAAATATTTAGAATTAAGGCATCAAACAGAGAAGCTGCAATAGTAACCGACTTTGAATTTATTGCTGATACGCCAACGGTTGTTGGTGAATTACTAATAACAAGTTCAACAGGACTGGCAAACAGAGAACAACCGATTGGGGTATTCAGTACTAATCAAATAATATCTTCTAGTTGGTATGGATATCGGATGACAGGATCAGCAATCCCTGATCCGTCCTATTACGATGACGCGGTATCTTCGTCGTACCAATTTACTTTACCCCGTGATGACAGTCATATGCTGGATGCTGTCTATGCGTTGACTACGGCAAGTAGTTATTTCATCGGTACACGACAAGAATTTGGATTGTTCCCAACATCCGAATATACCTTGAAACTAGACAGTTTCGTATATACCACTTCACAATCCGCCGCTTTTACAGCAAGTAACTACAATGTAGATATTTATTTAACAGGATCGGCGGTAATTGGTAGAGATAAACTTGGACAAAAGATAGGTTCTATCTCAACCACGGAAAAGGTAGCATATTTTCCACAAAAGACATTTAATTTTAGAATTACACAGAGTGGTAGTGCTGGGTTACGATTTGTAGTATCGAACGGATTTTGGCAATTTGCAAATGTTTCTTTGAAAGTTGCAGAAGAATATGCATTTAGTCCAGACGAAGTTACAATTACAATCCCAAACAATTCACAGATTACATCTAGTTTGGTATTCAAAACAGAGTTGTTTGATTTGAACAACAATGCACTAAATCTGGATATAATTTCAACACCTACCTTCTTCTCAGGTTCACAACTATGAGTAATCCAATAAATAATTTATTTGAAAATATATTGAATGAAAATGAATATGTTGACCAACATAATTTTTTGGTTGCGAAGTTGGCACCAGAACTTGTTGGTGAACTAACCATTAATCACACAGATTCAATGGATGAGATGAAGAAGAAGCGTAAAAAAGCAAAAGAAAAAATAAAAAATTATGGATTTTTCTATCCATTATATCCTCGTGTAATAAAAACTGGTGAACAACCAGCAGAAGAACCAACAACACCACCAACAGACAGCGGTGATACTGGTGGAGAGACAGGTGCAGGTGAAGGTGGAGTGGATGAAATTAAACCACAAAATAAAGATAATGCATTTGCATACCCTTACTCTATTGGACCGGAGCATGATGATGAATTCATCAATAATGAAGCACTATCAAGCACGGAACGAATGCGGAGATACAATCGCCGTCATCCCGAAAAAGTTCGTAACTACCTTAAAAAGACTCAGGATGACCGTGTTGCCCGTAACCGTGACCGCAAAAAGGCAGTTAAGAAGTACGGCAAATCAAAAATGAAAAACCATGATGTACATCATCCCAATGGTGCAAAAAATGGTAACTGGAAACTTGCTCGTAAAGACCACGGACGAGATAAAAAGAATGAAGGCTTAGAATATGTTTATCTTTCTGAACTATATGAAGGTAATGTTCCTAATGGTCCATGGCAATTAATATCTGAGGGTGGTGCGGCAGGACATTTAGCACATCCGTATGAAGATGATACATTAAAGTTTTCTGATGTAAAAGAAATGATTAAACGTGGATTGGTAGGTGGGTTGGATGCGGAAGCACCTGTCACAGAAAAACTTGATGGACAAAATATCATGTTTTCTGTTAGAGATGGTCAAGTTGTTTTTGCTCGTAATAAAGGCCAAGTAAAAAATAAAGCAAAAAACGCACTACCTGCGGCAGATTTACGACAGATGTTTGCCGGACGAGGTAACGTTGAAAAAGCTTTTGGTGGTGCTGCGGATGATATCACTAAAGCTATTCAAGCTTTACCACAAGAAGAACGTGATCAGATGTTTGCTGACGGTTCAAAATTTATGAACGTTGAGATAATATTTCCAGACACAAAGAACGTTATACCATACGACAAGAGTGTTTTGGTATTTCATGGAACTGTTAAATACGACGAAGAAGGAAACGAAATTGGTCGTGATATAGAGGATAGTAAAAAACTTTCTGATCAAATTACAAAAGTAAACGCACAGCAACAAAAAACGTTTGGTATATCTGGACCACGTAGTATTGCATTTAGCGACGCAGATACTGCTCGTAATAAAGAGAAAATGCAAGATTATGGTGCAGCATTGACACGATTACAACAAGAATTTGATCTTGACGATAAAAATACCTTGGAAGATTATAAAATAGCATGGTGGGAAAGAGAACTTACCAGACAAGTAGAAACACAAGGATTGGAATTATCGGAAGAACAATTTAATGGATTGGTTAAACGATGGGCAACGGGAGACAAGAAAGCTATTGGAGTTAAGGACTTTGAAGATCCAGAAACCAAAAAATGGTTTAGGCAATTTGAAGCAACTGAATTAACGAATTCGGAACGAGCTGTTACACGCCCATTAGAAAGTATTTTTCTGAAAGTAGGAGCTGATACACTTCGTCGTGTTACCAATACGTTATCGGCAAACAATCCAGAATTAACTGCATCGTTGAAGAAAGAATTATTAGATACTATTAAGTCTCTACAAGATACAGACGATATAAATAAACTTGCAAAACTACAAACACAAATTGAACGATTGGACGATATTGGTATTGATAATGTCGTACCATCAGAAGGATTGGTGTTTATATATAACGGCAAACCATATAAATTTACCGGTACATTCGCACCAGTAAATCAAATTTTGGGAACTTTGAAGTTTGCGAAGGGTAAAGCCGAAGAAGCACCAGTAGAAGAACCAAAGAAAGAACCGGAAGCGCAAAAGACAGAACCCACACCTGTTGGGGAACGTAAAATTGCTGCTATATTTACCGGAAGATTTCAACCATTTCATGCTGGACATTATAGTATCTATCAAGCAATGGTAAAGAAATTTGGTAAAGATAATGTATATATCGCATCGAGCGATAAAACCGATGCAACCAAATCACCGTTCGGGTTCAAAGACAAAAAAGAAATTATGACTCGTATGTTTGGAATACCAGACGATAACGTAATACAAGTTAAAAATCCATACGCACCATCGGAAGTATTAAGTAAATTACCACCAGACGCGGTGTACGTTACAGCAGTCAGTCAAAAAGATGCTGACCGGTTGGGAGGAAAATATTTCAAACCATACGAAGAAGTACCAGAAAAAGACCTCAAAGGATACGCAGATCAAGGATACTTTATAGTTGCTCCTGAGATGCAACTACAAATTGATGGTAAAAATATTAGTGGTACACAACTTCGGTCTGTTATGGGAAATCCAAACATAACAGATAGAGCAAAGCAAGAAATATTTACCAAAGTATACGGTAAATTTGACAAAAAAATCTTTGATAAAATTGTTAAAGTAACAACAGATTCAGAGGAAGCTTTGAAGTTGACGCAGACACATGGTAAAGATGTAACTGCTCCAAAAATGAAACAAAAGCCAAAAGTTACACCGACAAAATCACCCAAAGATATGGTATCAAACGTACCACCGGCAAAACGTCAAACTTTGGCAAAGGTATTAAAACAGAAAGTTAGAAATCCAAAAACGGATAGAGATATATTTGTAGGAACCGCGTTAAAATACGATAAAAAAGAACCAGTATATACCGCAGCAATGAGTATAGTTAAAAAAGCAATATCAAACTGAGAGGTTACTATGGCAACAAATGAAGATGCAATGAAGAACGTAAGAAGAAAAATTGGTGAAGTAATGAACAAGCAGGAACAAAAACTTACGTTTGGTTGGACACCGAAACAAGTTGAACGAAAAGAAGGTGAAGTGTGGGTAGATGTAAATGGTACAAAGTGGACTAGGAAAAATGGATTAATCCAATCGGTCACTAAACTGGATGGTTTTAAAACGCCGTGGTGGTGTCCAAAGTGCGACACTCCCTTGAATGGTGTTCATCTAAAAGCTTATAAAAAACGTGGTGTTTGTTATAATTGTATAGAAAGAGAAGAGATGGAATTAAAACGTCAGGGTAAATGGGTAGAAACAATTGTAGAAAAAGGTAAACAAAATCATATTGCCTGGGTAAAAGATAGAATACAAGAACTTCAAAATTACCACGAAAATCTATCACAACCAGAATTTATTCATGCAGACCAAGAAAAGATTTTGATGATTGAAAAATGGAATGTTGATTTAACTACTGTTCGAAGAGATTTAGAAGAAGAAATACAAAAACTCAAAGACCATTTAATAAAGGTCGAAGCCGGAGAATTCGATGAAACGGGTAAATTTGGTGATCCCGCATATACTGAAAACAACTAAGTCTATCGTAATAATATCGGTAATTGCATCATTATCGTATTGTGTTACAACATCTGCTAAGCAAGATGAAATGGACAAGTATATAGCGGAATATAAAAAGTTTCAAGCACAAGCTGATTCTGCTATACATTTTGCAGATAGTTTAAAAACACAAATTACAATAGAAGAAAATGAAGCTCGTGCGGCGGAGTCACGTGCAAAAGTTCTGGGGTCACAAGTTGTTGAACTTCGAGCATCCACTACTAATTTAAAAACTGTAGCGGCAACAATGTCGAAAACAATAACAGACACACTGGAATTGGCACGAGCAATACTACCAGTGAAAGATTCTATTATTGCACAACAAGAAATTACAATTGAAACCCAAGCATCGCAAGTATCTGAGTTGGAACGAGCATTAAAAAACAAAGATAACGCTATTTTATTACTTACAACATCACGGGATAGTTTACAAAAAGTAGTTATTAATATCCCACAAGCACCAAAAAATCCCAACCGTATGTTTGGTATCAAGTTACCAAGTCGTAAAATGTCATTTTTGGTTGGTATCGGAGTCGGTGTAGTATCGGGAGTCCTTGTAGTCAAATAAGAGGTATTATGAATACAACAGCACAACAGTTACGTGAACGTATTAAAGAAGAATATAAAAAGTGCGCACTCCAGCCTGAGTACTTTTTATCTAAATATTCGTATATTCAACACCCGATTCGTGGTCGGGTGTTGTTTGACTTATATCCATACCAAGCAAAGGCGATGGGAGAGTTTGAAGAAAACCGATATAACATTGTACTTAAAGGGCGTCAGTTAGGTTTCTCTACATTAGTTGCGGGGTATGCGTTGTGGTTGATGTTGTTTCACAAAGACAAGAATATTCTTGTTATCGCAACCAAGCAAGAAACTGCAAAAAACTTAGTAACCAAAGTTCGTTTTATGCATCAAAACCTTCCTGTGTGGTTACGTGGTGAAATATTAACAGATAATAAACTGTCATTACAATTTACCAACGGGTCACAGATTAAAGCTGTGGCAAGTAGTAAAGACGCTGGACGTTCCGAAGCATTGTCTCTATTGATTCTTGACGAGTGTGCATTTATTGATAACGCCGACATTATCTGGACGGCAGCATCAAGTACGTTGTCCACGGGTGGAAAAGCTATTCTTATTTCCACCCCAAATGGTGTGGGTAACTTCTTCCACAAGATGTGGCAACAAGCAGAAAGTCAAGCAAACGAATTTAATCCAATCTTGTTGGATTGGCAAGTACATCCAGAACGTGACCAGGCATGGCGTGACCGTCAAACAGAAATTCTTGGTGAAATGCAGGCAGCACAAGAACATGATGCCTCGTTTATATTCTCAGGTAATACAGTTGTCCCACCAGAAATTATTGAATTCTACAAATCCACGTTTGTGAAAGAACCTATTAGTAAGGGTGGGTTTGATGGAAACTTATGGATATGGGAGTACCCACAATCCGGAAAGTCCTATATTGTTTCGGCTGACGTATCTCGTGGAGATGGTGAGGACTATTCCGCATTTCATGTGATTGATGTAGAAACGTCAACCCAAGTGGCAGAATATAAAGGAAAGGTAGAAACCAAACAGTTTGGTAATATGTTGGTGTCCATCGCAACAGAATACAATGATGCACTACTCATCCCAGAAAATAGTAGTATAGGATGGAACGCAATACAACAAGTTATAGACCGAGGATATAAAAATCTCTTTTATATGTCCAAAGATTTACAATATGTGGATGTCGAGCATCAAATGACCGGAAAGTATTATCGTGAAGAACGAAATATGGTACCTGGGTTCACCACCTCGCAAAGAACTCGTCCGTTGGTTATCGCACGATTAAAAGAATATATGTTAGAAAATAGTTTTACTATTCGGTCATCTCGTATGTGCGCCGAATTAGATACTTTTATTTGGAAGAACGGTAGACCAGAAGCATTATCTGGTTATAACGATGACTTGACGATGGCATTGTGTATAGGTCTATGGGTACGGGACACCGCCCTCAGGTTGCGCCAGGAGGGTATAGAACTGACGAAGTTAACATTGGACAAGACAAGGTATAGTGTAGAAGGTATGGTGTACACAAATAAGCATGTTACACACAATCCATATGAAATGGAAATTGGTGGTAAGAAGGAAAATATATCGTGGTTACTAGGATAATACACTATTTATAATGTAGTGTTTTTATTGGATTTAACTATGATTAAACTAGTTGATATTTTACTAACTGAAAAATGGACAAAGAAGTATAAAAAGTCCATAAATTGTAGTAACCCTAAAGGTTTCAGTCAAAAAGCACATTGCGCAGGACGTAAAAAACGCAAACGTGGTGGTGTAACCAAATCTAAACCGGTATAAGATATGACCAAAGATGAAATTTTAGAAATCATCCGTGAAGAATTGGCAGCAGTTCTTCAAGAAATGCAAAAGCCAGAAGAAGAGGAACTCGACGAACGTACGGTTGCAAGTCGTGAACCACCACGAAAGATGACCAAGGGACAAGTTCAAGGTCGTGATAAGATTGGTAAGAAATTACTAAAAAACAAACGTTCGGTTCGTTATTTCAAAGATAAATTTGGTGACGATTGGAAGTCATACCTATATGCAACAGCTACCAATAGAGCAATAGATTCCAAAAAGAAAAAGAAGGCAAAATAACAATGAATTACAAGGATTACTATTCATATATCTTTGAGGATTGTGGTTGTTTGCAAACCGAAGGTTGTGATTGCAAACAAGATGAAGGTTATCCGTGGGGTGGATATAAAGAAACTGAAAGTGACTTTGCAGACCCACGACTACAAAAAATGGAAGAACTTTCCGCATTATTAGAAAAGTCAATTCCAACCAATCCATCAAAGTGGGCTGCAGCCAAGGCAGCTGCAAAACGTAAGTTTAAAGTCTATCCATCAGCATACGCTAACTTATGGGCAGCAAAAAAGTACAAGAGTATGGGTGGTGGATGGAGAAGTGGTAAGAAAGAAGTACATTATCCACACGTTCGTCGTGATCCAATGGGTCAAGAGGACGCAGACATCAACAATGATGGAAAGGTAGATTTAACAGATAAGTTGATGAAAGCAAAAAGAGATTTATATAAGCGGTATTTAATAGCAAAAAAGAAGGGACAAACCTCCCTATAACATTTGGAGAAGCACGATGATTAAATTAATGGGATTAGTACCTGGTATTAAAGCAATTGGTAACAAACCAGTTGGTTCGATGAACGAAGAAGAAAAGTGGATTCAACAAGCAATCAAGAAACCAGGTGCATTAAAGAAACAACTTGGTGTATCGGCAGATGAACCAATCCCAGCCGGTAAGTTAAAGGCTGCTGCCGAAAAGGGTGGTAAGCTAGGCCAACGTGCTCGTTTAGCTATGACCTTGAAGAAGCTCAAGGAAGAAACTGAACTCTCCGAAGAACAATCTGCAAAACTTGATGAATTAATCGCACAACTGGAAGCAATGGATCCAGTTGGTAAAGAAGATGGTGACATTGATAACGATGGAGATAAAGACTCTTCCGACAAGTATTTACAAGCTCGTCGTGACGCAATCGGCAAGGCAATGAAGAAGGAAGGTGCTGAAGGTGAAGATCACGAAGTTTCAATGGCAACTAAAACTCTTGACTCCATCATCCGTCACGCAACCGAATTAAAGGGTAAGCTTGGAATGGACGAAAAGGACATTCCAGCATGGATTCAAGACCATATCGCAGTGGCAGAAAATAACTTGGACCAAGCAAATACAAGTTATCACGAATACGGACAAAAGGAGCAACCAGCCTCTGACGCTGGAGCAATGTAATGGGAACCGTAGCAAAGTTTTTGTCCACACTATTCAATAGTCGTGACCAAGCACACATCTTCCACTTACAAACTTCATCATATGCCGCTCACAAGGCATTGAATGAATACTATGATGATATCGTAGATTTGGTAGATAAGTACGCAGAAACCTGCCAAGGTCGTTATGGTATTATTCGTGGATATACTCCACAAAAGCAATACTTCGAAGGTGATGAAATAGTAAAGTATTTTACTGGATTATCAACCTATATTGATAGTGTCCGTAAAGGATTGCCACAAGATGGTGACCTCAATAATATCGTAGATGAAATTTCTGGATTGGTGAATTCCACAATTTATAAGTTGAAGTTCTTAAAGTAATGAAATTACAAGATATTTTAGTTGAACTTACCGAAGATATTTTGGATGAGAAGTATAAACCAAAAGGTGAATTGGGTAAGTGGTTGAAGCAAAAATGGGTGGATATTTCCAGAAAAGACCCGAAAACTGGAAAGCATCCACCGTGTGGTGCTTCCGCTGGTAAAAAAGAGCGTAAAGGTGGGTCGGCTAAATATCCAAAATGTAGACCTGCTCGTTCCGCAGCAGCAATGAGTAAAGGTGAAAAACGTTCAGCTGTAACAAGAAAGAGAAAAGCAGGAAATCCAGGTGGAAAACCAACTATGGTTTCTACTTTTAAAAAGAAATAAAACTCTTGACATTGAGAGCAACTATGATTAGATTGACTGATATTCTATGTGAATCCTGCTGGGACGGATATAAGCAAGTTGGAATGAAGGAACTAAACGGTAAAATGGTTCCAAACTGTGTTCCAGTTAAAGAATTATATCATCGTCCAGAAAGTGATGTTACTTCGGATAGTGACTTCAAACCAGACCAAGACCACGAACGTAACCAATTTGGTTCGGAAGCAGTTGATGAATTACATGAAGGCGAGTTCTGTAATGAGTGTTTAATAGAAGTTCTTGAAGGACTACACGAAAATCAACTTGGTGAAGCAGAATACCAAGGACGTAAAGTTCCTCTTGGTAAGATTATGAGAGGGGATGTCAAGAAGTTCAAGGTATATGTTCGTGACCCAAAGAGTGGAAATATTAAGAAAGTTAGCTTTGGTCACGGTGGAACTTCGGCAAAACGCCGTGGTGAAAAGACAATGAAAATTAAAAAGAACATTCCTTCTCGCCGTAAAGCATTCCGTGCTAGACACAACTGTGATAACCCAGGTCCAAGAACGAAAGCTCGTTACTGGGCATGTCGTACTTGGTAACATATGAAAAAGAAAATTTCACGGGAACAATCCGACAACATGTTAGATAAAATGGGTTATAAGTTCAACCCAACAGAATTCTTTTTGGGAATGAATACTGAATTGGAACATCAAGATGTGACCCACGGAAACGTGGTTAAGACTGCAAAAATTGCAGCAGCACATTTGAAAGAAAATCCAAAGTATTATTCTCTATTATTAAAGAACGTAGAGAAAAAGGTTTCGGAACAAATGGCAGGAGCAGCACCAGCGGCAGCGGCACCCGCAATGGGATTAGTTGGACCTGGTGGTGTCATTCGAGGCGCACCGAAACCAAAAGATGTTAAGAAAATGCGAAGAGCATTAGATAAGGAGAAGAAGCATGATTAAGTTAACACACTTAGTAACAGAAGCAGGTAAGGAAAATCGTATTAATTCTACACGATTAGTTGCCCTACTTGAAAAATTAATGCCCTCTTTAAAAGAGTCGCAGCAGAATGAAATTACCGAATTGGTAGCAAAGTTAATGGAAGGTATTACTGCGGTCAATGAAATGCCATACAATTATAATACAATGTCCGCATGGCATATGAAAGAACTCGTAGATGTAGTAATACCAGCACGTGCATTACACGAAAAATTAAACAGTCTATTGCAAAAACCAACTACGGGATTAGATACGGAAGCAGTTCGTCTAACGGTTATTGCATTAGACGAATTATATATCTACTAACAGTTGAGGGGTTATGGCTGACAACGGCATATTTGGCAGATTAAAGAAACTTTTTTCTTCTAACACGATAGTTCGTAATGTTGGTGGAAAAAAGTTAAGAATCGCAGACACCGATAATATTCAAGCATTTATCAATAGACGCGGTATTGATAGATACCATCGCGTCTATTCGTCAATGACGGGTGGATATGGTTCTGCCCACGGACGATATGAAGCAGCCGCGGCGTTCCAAGGTTCACGGTTACAATTATTCCGTGACTACGACATGATGGATAATGACCCTATTATCGCATCGGTTATGGATATCTATGCAGACGAAAGTACTGTTAAAGACGAATTCAATCAAATAATCAGTATCCATTCAAAAAACACTCAAATACAAGAAATTCTTCACAATTTATTTTACGACATTCTCAACGTAGAATTTAATCTCTGGCCGTGGGTCAGAAATATGTGTAAGTATGGAGATTTCTTCTTATATCTCGACATTGACCCAGAATATGGTGTTGTCAACGTATTGCCGTTATCTGTATATGAAACCATCCGTATTGAAGGACAAGACCCAGGCAATCCATTCTCTGTAAAATTCAAGATTGAAAACGATTTCTTGGCACTGGGTAAAACAGAATTTGATAATTACGAAATTGCCCACTTCCGATTATTAGCAGACACCAACTTCCTTCCATATGGAAAAAGTATGATTGAAGGTGGTCGTCGTGTGTGGAAGCAACTTCAATTGATGGAAGATGCGATGTTAATTCATCGTATTATGAGAGCACCAGATAAACGTAAGATTTTAGTAGATATTGGTAATATACCACCTGCCGAAATTGATACGTTTATGAGTCGTATTATTGACCGTATGAAAAAGACACCATTAGTTGATCCACAAACGGGTGATTATAATCTTCGATATAATATGCAAAATATCACAGAAGATTTCTTCTTACCAACCCGTGGAAAAGATAGTGGTACTGACATTCAGAATCTTCCTGGGTTACAATTCAATGCAATTGAAGATATTGAATATCTCCGTAGAAAACTTTTGGCAGCATTTAAAGTCCCCAAATCATTTATAGGATATGATGAAGATATTAGTGGAAAAGCTACGTTGGCTGCGCAAGATGTACGATTTGCTCGTACAATCGAACGTATCCAGAGAATCATGGTATCGGAATTAACTAAGATTGCGATTATCCATCTATACGTTCAAGGATTTACAGATGAAGATTTAGTTGATTTTGAACTATCATTAACCAATCCATCGGTCATCTACGAACAAGAAAAATTAAATTTGTGGAAGGAAAAGGTAGGTGTTGCTACACAAATTATGGAATCTAAGATGTTATCCCAAGATTGGGTTTACCACAACATCCTAGAATTATCAGAAGATGAAATTATTACGGAACGTAAAAAGATTATAGAAGATGTCAAACGTATGTCGGAGTTGACTGGAATTGAGCAACAGGCAGGTCAGCCAACGGAAGCACCACCAGAGGAACTTCCCGCAGGAGAACCAGACAGTCAGGCAGCTCCGGAACAAGATCAACAAATAGATGATGTTAATACCATTTTATCCTCTCTTGAAGAACCAAGTGAAGAAAGTGAACTGGAAATTCCAGAGGAAGAATTAGAAGAAGCTAAGATGGGTCGTCCACGAGAAGGAATGAAATTTGGTCAAGATAGTCACCCACGAGGTCGTGATCCACTAGGACACAAAGAAAATAAAAAAGTTTTTAAAGTGGGTAAGCAGAGAAACGACAAACGTAAATCACCACTATCTTTGGAAGTACAAGCATTCTTGAATAAGGCAAATTCTAAAAAAATTATTATGGAATCTACCTTATCTTCACAAACATTGTTGGACGAAAGTAACATTTTGGACCTAGAAAATTAAAGTCTTATAAATATTCGTTATATTTAATATATGACGGTATAATGTCACCAAAACGGGATGTGTATGAAATCTAACGTCAAGCACAATAAAATACGGAATACGGGCATTCTCTTTGAATTATTAGTCCGTAAAATCACCTCCGATGCATTAGAGAACCGTAACAGCGATGTTGCAGTTAAGCTAATGAAGGAGTACTTCAACTCTAAAACAGAACTAGGTAAAGAATTAATTCTGTATAGATCATTTTTCAATGCTTCGCATTTAAGTGAAGCAAAGGCATTCGAATTATTAAATCTTATTATTAATCAACGTAAGAAACTTAATGAGATAGCACTTAACACTCAAAAATATAAGTTAATTAAAGAAATAAAAAATAATTATGACTTAAAAGAATTTTTGGGTGCCCGTGTTCCGTCATACAAAGTTTACGCATCCGTGTATAAAGTTTTTGATGGGGTTATCAACGAACTTAAAGATTTCAATGAAATCGAAGGAATGGTAGAAGCAAAGTTTACCATAGTAGAACATTTAAGTGGTACGATTACCAACAAAGAAATTAAAAACGACACAGCGTTATTCGAAACCGTCAAGGGACAAGAAGAAGATTTACGTCTGTTGTCATACAAAATTTTGATGGAAAAATTCAACGAAAAATATCAAGGATTGAATGACCGTCAGAAAAATCTTCTTCGTGAATACATTAATAATGTGTCTAACAGTGCAACACTTCGTAAGTGTGCAGTTAGTGAATGTAACGTATTAATAACGGAAATCAAGTCTAAACTTAATTACGTACAAGACAAAATTGTAAAAATTAAGTTGTCAGAAGTAGTTAGTCAGCTGGAAAAAATTAAGACTACACAAGTCATTAAAGAAAATCATATGACAGCGTTACTTATCGCTTTGGAAATTACCAAAACGTTAGACAATTTGAAGAGTTAATTATGGACAAAAAAGAAGCGCTTCGTCAAACTATCCGTGAACTGATTAAGAAAGAATTGGATGAAATGTCAACAACTGGCATGGTTGCTGGTTATCTAACTCCTATGGCATTTCGTGGTAATAAAAAGACAAATGTAGATAGAGCAAAGCATCTAGCAAATCAAACTGGATATAAACTCACACCCAAGGGTGAAAAAGATGCAAACCGTCCAGCAGATAAGATGGAAGTGGTGACACGCGAATTAGCAGAGAACAAATATTATCAATATAGAAATGATGATACAAAGTCACCACACAAGAAAATTGCTGACGCAATATCTCAGTTAAATAAAAATTTAAATGAAGTTGAACGAGTTATTAGAATGAACGCTCGTTTAAAAAACGAATCGGGAATTACAAGTGAACAACTGTGGAAACGTACCCAACAAGGATTATTAAAGTTGGAAGCAAAACTCCTTGGTATCGCTACTCGAATTCGTGAAATTAGAGGACAATAAGATGCAATCACTACTAGTAGAATATAACGTCATTTCTTATGACAGTAAATTATTAACCGAAGCTTCCGACATTTCAAAACCATTGGTTTTGAAAGATGTGGTACTACAACGTGCAGATCATAAAAATCAAAATGGTCGAATTTATCCAAAGGATATTTTGGCACGTGAAGCAATGGTATATAAAAATAATTTCGTTACACAACGACGAGCTCTGGGTGAATTAGACCACCCAGAAAGCCCAGTTGTAAATCTAAAAAATGTTTGTTGTAACGTCACAGACCTTTGGTTCGAAGGCGCGGATGTGAAGGGTAATATTGAAATTTTATCTACTCCGTCCGGTAATATTGTTCGTGAATTAATTAAGAATAATATTCGTTTGGGTGTATCATCGCGTGGATTGGGTTCAGTCAAACCTATTGGAGAAAACACCGTAGAAGTTGGTGAAGATTTTTCTCTTATTTGTTTTGACATCGTAAGTAACCCATCTACACATGGTGCGTTCATCAACGAAAATAAGGGAACTCAAATCATTACACCTTATTCTCGTATTGATACTCTCATCTACGATTTCCTAGGTGAGTTAAAATAATTCTTCATAAGGAGTTTATATGTTACTATTTTTAAGTGTTGTCGTTGTTCTTGTGGTTATCGCATGGTGGATTAACCACAAAAATATGACAGAGATGGAAAAGAAACCACTATTTGTTGCAGCTAAGAAAGTTGAAACTGCTGCAAAAGATATCGCAGATGTCAATAACGATGGAAAGGTTGACATCAAGGATGTTGTCGCAGCAGTTAAGGCTGTTGAACAAACAGGAAAGAAAGTGGTTAAGAAGGCAGCAAAAATTACTACCAAGAAAAAAGGTAAGTAATAATTTATGCAATTAAAAACTTTACTAAACGAAGTTTACAACAAAAATATAGTAAATGAGTTTGTAAAGTTTACAGCAAAGGAATTACAACTCAAATCACTACCTGCCAAAATTAAAATGGTAGGTAGTGATTATTCCAAACAACATCTTACATTTGGTACATACCAACCAGATAATGATGAAATTGTAATTGTCAAAAATGGTAGACACATGGTTGACACATTACGAACACTTGCGCATGAATTGGTTCATCACAAACAACGTGAAGAACAAAAAGAACTAGACGGTACAGACGGTTCTGAAATTGAAAATGAAGCCAACGCAATGGCAGGTACATTACTACGTAAATTTAGATATTTGTATCCTGAAATGTATTCGGAGAAATAGGATGCCATCAGTCAGTAAAGCACAACAAAAATTATTTGGTATCGTTCATGCTATCCAAACCGGAAGAGCAAAAGCAACGGATTTTAGTCCAACTGCACAAAAGTTGGCACAAACAATGTCTAAGAGTGATGTGAAAAAATACGCATCAACTCCAATTTCCAAATTACCAAAGAAAAAGGATGAAGTAGCAGGAGCAGTTCCTGTATCTGACTTTCCAGTGGCATCCAACGATACTACACCAACAGTATCAAATGATCCACATCTGGTCACTACTGATGAAAATTATAGTGAAAAACAAAGTAAGATTTTGAGTATTGTCAAGGATAAACACCCAGCAGAGATAGATGGTACGTTAGTTGACGTATACACTGCCGCATTACTTACAAAAGTTTTACATAAGTTGGCACCAGAAAATCGTAAGAAAATGTTGGCACTTCCATTAGAAAAGATGGTGGCTACTGCATATAAATTAGTTACCCGATAATATCGTGGGAAAAACGGCATATATTACGGACTTTGATGATACCCTAGTGCATACTGACGCTAGGGTTATTGTCATTGATAAGGACGGTAAACGAAGAACAATATCACCAGCGGAATACGCTGCATATGAAAAGCAAGATGGTGATACATTTGATTTTTCGGAGTTTGAACAATTAAAAAATCCTCGTCCTATCAAAAAATATACAGACTTATTAAAGAAAGTCGTTGACCAAAAGAAAGCTGATAAAATAGTTGTACTCACAGCTCGTGGTCACACCAAACCTATTGCAAAATTTCTTAAATTACAAGGAATTACTTCTGGTATTACTATTGCTGCTTTGGGTAACTCTGATCCAATGGCAAAAGCACGGTACATTGAAAAACATATCAATGATGGATTTGACAGAATTGTATTCGTAGATGATGCTCCCAAAAATGTAAAGGCAGTTAAAACACTACTTACAAAGTATCCGCAAACAAAATTGGTAGTACAGCAAGCTCAAGAAAAGGATACCAAGAAAACTGGTGAGACACCAACGAAACAAATACGACTAAAAGATTTATTAAAACATCGTATTAAGAATCCACAAACCGGTAGAGATATTTTGGTCAAGAGTGCATTGGGGTATTCGCAAGATTCAAACGTACGAAAAGTAGCAATAAATTATGTAGCTAAGAATATGAAATAAACTACTTATGTTTTAGTTTCATAAACGGAGATGATTATGGCAACGGAACAAGAAACAATTAATCAAGAAAGTAAGTTTAGTCAATTACTTAACCAAACTATGTCCCGTCGTTGGGGCATTACTGCTATCGTATTAACAACATTTTTATTCATTGCCATTGGTATTGCCATGGCCATTGAAAGTAAGTCTGTATTAGATCAAGAATGGAAGGAAATTCTTCTTCTTATGTTGGGTGCATTTATCGGTAGTTACGGCAAGATTATTGACTACTGGTTCTCAGATACCGACAAGGACAAGATGTTAGTACAAAAGATGGATGAAGAAGATGGACAATCACTTTCAAGTACATTAGCTGGATAATAAGGAGGTTGTATGCACGTTGAAGTAAAAGGAGAAGGACTGGGTGACTTAGATAGAGCGTTACGACAGTTCTCAAAAATGGTTAAAAAAGCGGAAATTGTAAATGAAGTAAAACGCCGCGAATTTTATGTTAAAAAGTCAAAGAAAAAAATTCTAAAACAACAAGAAGCACTTCGTCGTAAGATACGTGAAGAAAAGAAACAGGAAAAAAGAAAAACTTCCGAGTGGTAAAAAATAGTGTTTTTTGATAATATAACACTATATATTATATAGATTACACCTCTCTTGGGGTGTGTAGCTATTTGTATTAATAACCGTATAATAGTTCGAATAACTATTGAAACAAACTGAGAGGCATTATATGGCAGAAATCACAAACGAACTTCTAAAGCAAGCAATTGCAGATGCAGAAGCTGTACGTCAAACAGCTATCGCAAATGCAAAGATTGCATTGGAAGAAACATTCACACCCCAAATTAAGTCCATGTTAGCAAAGCGCCTTCGCGCTGAAGCAACAATGGAAACCGAAGAGAAGGCGAAGGAAGAACCATTCCAAGACGCAACTCACGTAACAGGTGGCGGTCCAGAAGATACATCTGGTATCGGCACAGGTGACAACAAAGAACCTTCAGCAGCATCCTGGGATTCATCAGGAATTGATCAAGGAGGTGAGGGAGAAGCTGATAGTAGTACTGATTGGTACGATGACTGGTCAGAATCAGACTTTGACCTTGACGAAGTAATTAAGGAATTAGAAGCAGATGTGAAGGCACTTTCAGAAGCTGAAGAAGAGGAAAAAGAAGAAGAACTCGACGAAGCTAAGCATGAAGGTGAAGAAGAGGAAGAGGAAGAAATGGATGAAAGTTGGGCAGATGGTGAAGAAGGTGGAGAAAAACTCCCAGCAGCATCACCAGCAGACGTTCATGACAAGACTATTCCAGCACACTCATCAGATATTGGAAAAACAGAAGCAGCAACAGATGCATCTGATCCACACAAGAGAGCAGTAAATCCAGCCGAACCAAGAATGGAAATGGGAATGGATATGGAAAAGGGTCACGAAGAAGGTGAAGGCGAAGAAGAACTTGATATTGAAGCAATTCTCCGTGAATTAGAAGCCGAAGATGAAAAAGAAAAAGAATCATCTGAAAAAATGGCAGCTGAAATGGCAGCGCTTCACAATGAGCTCGCAGAATATCGTAAGGTTGTAAATGTCCTACGAGGCAAGCTACAAGAAGTAAATCTTCTAAACGCAAAACTCTTATATACCAACAGAATCTTCCGTAAGGAAGGTTTGACCAACGAACAAAAAGTTACAATCTTAGAATCATTTGATCGTGCAGTAAATGTTCGTGAAGTTAAGATGGTATACACAACATTGGTCGAAGCAATGTCAGTAGCAGCTAAGACTATGAATAAGGGTCGCACCGTATCAAGTAAGGTGGTTACGGAAGGGTTAGCAAGTAAGGCAACCCCAAGTACCGCGCCAAAGAAAGAAATTTTAGAAGAAAACACAGTAGCAAAACGTCTACAACAACTCGCAGGCATTCTATAACTTTTAGGAGATAAATCATATGTCAGTATCAGAATTTATCAACGAAGCCGGTTCAGCACACCGCGTGGTAGTTGAAAAGACCCGCCAATTGGCAGGCAAGTGGGAAAAGTCAGGCCTTCTCGAAGGCTTAACTGGCCACGAAAAGCAAGGCATGGCAGTAATGTTGGAAAACCAAGCAACACAACTTCTTTCAGAAGCAACAACCACAAACCCAGGTGGTTCGGGCACAGCTGGTGAAAACTGGGCAGGTGTCGCACTTCCATTAGTACGTAAGGTATTCGGTTCAATCGCATCGAAGAACTTCGTATCAGTCCAACCAATGAACTTACCAGCAGGTTTGGTATTCTTCATGGACTTCAAGTACGCAAACACAATCAACGGTAAGACAGCAGGTGGTTCAGTATATGGAACAACCAGTGGTTCAGGTGTTCTTCCACGCGGTGGTTTCTACGGTGCTGGTGAATATGCATACTCAGTAAATGATGCAACATTAACACTTGCTCCAGCAATCGCATCATCATCTGTAACTTCATACGGTGATGTAAACTATAACGATGCATATTCTTCATCATTTGCATCATTCTTCAAGTTCGTTGTTCCAGCAGTAAGTTTCTCAAATGCAGATTTCAACGCAGTTCGTTCATTCCGCATTACAGACACCGTAACAGGTGACTTACTCCCAGAATTCACCAAGTATGATGGTACAAACGTAACCTTCATCGTAAGTGGTTCAGCAGCAGCTGCAGCAACAATCACAGCAGTTGAATACAGTAAGCAACCAACTGAAACAACTCGTGGTGACTTCGAAGATCGTGACAACTCAGTAACAAACTTGAACATTCCACAAATTGATTTGGAACTTCGTTCAGAAACAATCGTTGCTAAGACACGTAAGTTGAAGGCAGTCTGGTCACCAGAACTTGCACAAGACTTGAACGCATACCACAGTGTTGACGCAGAAGCAGAATTAACAGCAATGTTAAGTGATTACATCTCAACAGAAATCGACCTCGAAATCCTTGACATGTTAATCAACAACGCAACAACAACCGAATACTGGCACGCAGAAGTCGGTAAGGTATGGAATGGTACAGCATTCGTACCAAGTGCAACACTCAGTGGTCAAGCTTGGACAAACATGACCTGGTACCAAACACTTGGTCAGAAGATGCAAAAAGTCAGTAACCGTATCCACCAACTCACAATGCGTGGCGGTGCTAACTTCGCAGTGGTTTCACCAACAGTTGCAACAATCATCGAAACCATCCCTGGTTTTATGGCAGCAACAGACGGTGACAAGATGGAATTTGCAGGTGGCGTAACCAAGGTTGGTTCATTCCAAAACCGTTACACAATCTACAAGAACCCATACATGACCGAAAACACATTGTTGATGGGCTTCCGTGGAAGTAACTTCCTCGAAACTGGTGCAGTCTACGCACCATATATCCCACTCATCATGACCCCATTGGTCTACGATCCAAACAACTTCACACCACGTCGCGGCGTAATGACCCGCTACGCGAAGAAGATCGTACGTCCAGAATTCTTCGGCAAAATCTTCATCGACGGATTGGCAACAATCTAATAGATGTAAGAGGTGGGTATACGAAACTGGGGTGGCCGAAAGGTCACCCCTTTTTCTTTTTATATAAAGTAAACTACTATTTATAGTTTAGAGTTCTTTTATCTATGAGAATACTATGACAATATTAAGTGATGATCCGATTGTATATGATGGCAGTCCAGTTAATCCAAGTGGAATAACTCCATTTGGTATATTTGATGATGAAGCCGCGTTTCAATCAGATGCACCAAAAATAGCAGAATATATTTCTCGTCGTTTGGGATATAGTGTCGTTGATGTCGAATTGACAGATAAAATATTCTATGCGTGTTTTGAAGATGCAATTATAACATATGGATCCCAAGTAAATCAATTTAACGCTCGGGAACACATGTTGACATTACAAGGATTGTCTACAACTAATAACATTACACAAAAAAATATAATAGGGTCACCATTACCACAAATTATTCAACTATCTGCACAATACGGTACGGAAGCACAATCTGGTGGTAATGTAGAAGTAAAGAAAGGATACATCTCTGCATCGGCATATACTCAATCATATGATTTAAAAACTTTGTGGGCTGACGTACATGAAAGTGGTTCTGCAATAGAAATTCGTCGTATCTACCACTATATGCCACCGGCGGTTGCACGATATTATGACCCATTTGCAACCACGGGTCTTGGTTTAACAAACTTAATGGCAGAGTTTGGATTCGATGGATATTCACCACCAGTTACCTTCGTAATGATGCCCGCATACGAAGATTTACTTCGTATTCAAGCGATTGAAATTAATGATATGATTCGTAAAAGTCAGTACTCATTTGAAGTTTCCAATAACGTTATTAGATTCTCACCAATATTTAAGAAAGAAGCTACCGTATGGTTTGATTATATAGTAGTTGGTGATAAGCAAGGTGCGAATCAAACTTATAATTCAGCAAGTAATGTGACATCGGATTATTCCAATGTTCCATATAATCATATACCATATACCACAATAAATTCCATAGGAAAAACTTGGATATTTGATTATACACTTGCATTGGCTAAAGAAACATTGGGTATGATTCGTTCAAAATACGAAAATATACCTATCCCAGACGCAATTATTAAATTGGATGGTGAACTTCTCCGCAGAGAAGCAAAGGAAATGAAAGAACAATTGATAAAAGAACTTCGTGAAACATTAGAACAAACTGGATTACAAGCACAAATGAAAAAACAAGCAGAAAATGCTAAATTTATGCAAGAAATGTACCAGAAAGTTCCAACACTTATCTACATAGGATAACATGCCACGTTTCGTATCTCAGAAAGATTTTAATTTTTTTCAACACATCAATCGTGAATTAGTTAGTGATGTAGTTGATGTAGATGTAATTTTATATAAGATTGCATTAGAAACTACTGCGGTAAATTTGTATGGTGAAGCAACAGAAAAGGCAAGATACACTGGTGTGGAATTGAAATCACTTGTACGATATCCAAAAAATATTAGTAATACAAAAGATGGATTTGGTGTTGATGTAGAACAAAATGTTGAATTTAGATTTGTCCGTGCATTACTCGAACAAGTAAAAACCTACCCAGAAGCAGGTGATATTATTTTTTATGACGAAGCATACTATGAAATTGATAATGTCAATGATACACAACTTGTTGCGGGTCAACCACAATACACAACATCAATTTTGTGTAACGCTCACTTAACTCGTCGTAGTAATATCCAAATTGAGGAGGCTAACACATAATGGCTGATTACAGTAACAGAAAATCAACCGATAAGATAAAAAAAGTAACCGATAATATCGTACCATCACCTACACAAAATCGTGGATACGATACCAAAACGGAAAATAGTGATACTCCGATTACTGTTACACTATTAACTATTGACGATACTCTTATAAAGTATTTAACAAATCGAATACAACCTATTTTAACACAAGATTCCAAGTCTGTGAAAGTTCCGATTATTTACGGTAATCCGGAACGTTGGAAAAGTGTTCAACGTGATGGTATATTACGAGATAATAAAGGTAAAATACAATTACCAATTATTATGATTCGTAGAACTAGTATGAAGAAGAATCTGAGTACCAATTCACCCGTAAACAAGTACTTAGAACGTGAGTTTGAAACAGGATGGAACAAATATAACCCCTACGATAGATTTGCGGCCGTAAACGGCATTAAGCCCGTTAAACAGTACGTTACGACAATCACACCAGACTATTTCGACCTTACGTATGAGTGTATGGTATGGACGGAATATATGGAACAAATGAATCGTCTTATAGAACAAATATCATTCGAAGATGATGAATATTGGGGTGATAGAGGACAATATAAATTTAGAACTAGAATAGACGAATACAAAACCGATACGGTACTCCCAGATGTACAAGATAGATTAGTGAGAACCAGTTTTAATTTGTCTGTTTCGGCATATCTGTTACCAGAAAGAATGGTTAACAAGACCAACCAAATTATGCAAACTTCTCAACAACGATTCTCTACCAAAAAAATCGTTACATTTTCAGAGATAGAAGAAGGTTAAAAGTAAGGTTTGGACAAAATAATCTATATTTATAATACGAGTACAGATATCTTTAAGGAGGTTATATGAGTGAAGTACAGAAGTTAACAGACGAAGAATTAACGTCTGTTAAAGGTTTGCGAGATGAGATTGTTAATGTTATTTCTTCCGTGGGTCAATTAAAACTAACGCATGATTTAATTGAGGAAGATTTAACTAATACGAAACTAAAATTATCTGAACAAACAACAAAATATAAAGAGTTGTTGGTTAAAGAGAAAGAATTAATTGATACTCTTTTACAAAAATATGGAATGGGTTCTTTGGATGTAGAAACTGGTGTATTTACCCCTGAGCAATAAGTAATATTGGAGATTCCGTATGGCAGAACGCATTGTGAGTCCTGGCGTTTTCACACAAGAACGTGACCTTAGTTTCTTAGAACAAGGCGTTGGTGAAATTGCTGGAGCATTTATCGGACCAACACCAAAAGGTCCAGCTTTTATTCCAACGATTGTTGAAAATCAACAAGCGTTTGAAAACGTATTTGGAACACCTGATGGAAAGTCATTTTTGGGATTAACTGTTAAGAATTATCTCAGAGAATCAGGACGAGCAACAGTTGTTCGTGTTCTTGGATTGGACGGATATAGTCCAACCACAGCAACACCAGCAATTTTAACAGCTACCGGTACGAGTGGTTCATTTGTTTACGCAGTTATCCACCCAACAGTATCGGGTAGTAGTATTGAAGCAATTAATGCAACGGGGCCAGCAAGTAATTTCTCACTTACCATTTCTTCATCAGCAGTCACGGATGTAACAACAACAGGACTCAGTACAACAACATCCGCAGCTTCTTATATTGGAAATTATCTTGGCTACGGTCCAACAGGCGCAAAGAACGGATATATCTACGGAATCTTCCCAGAAGCAATTACAATGGCAGGTGCTTCCGTTAGTATGTCAGCAGTAACTAGTTCCGATGCACTATTCTTAACTGGTAGTACATACGGTAAATATAGTTTTGCAAGTACACCTTGGATACAATCACAAACACTTGGTGGTTCAAACGATAATTTGTTTAAGGTGCATACATTAACAGATGGTAATGCAGCAAACAAGGATGTCAAGATTTCCATCGTTGGTCCTAAGAAAGCACAAATTTCTGGTGACTATGGTACATTTACATTATTAGTACGTGACTTCACAGATACCGATGCACAACCATCAGTATTGGAACAGTATGATAATTTAAGTATGGACCCAAATAGTCCAAATTATATCGCACGACGAATTGGTAATAGTGCACCAGTAGAAAATAGTTCAGGTGAACGTTATTTTGAAGGTGACTATCGTAATAACTCACAATTCATTCGTGTTGAAATGGCACCTGGTGCTGATAACGTATCAACAGATGCATTACCATTCGGATTTGCATCATTGAACTCACCAATTGGAACATCTGGATCAGTTCTTCCAATTCCAACATTTATTAGTTCATCTTGGATTTCTGGAAGTACCCGTGGATACAGTACACAAGCAACATACAATGTAAATGAATTCTACGGATTCCAATACTCAGATACACCTAACACCAATATGTCTTACTTGGCACCACTTCCAAGTGGTTCAGTAACACGCGGTGCAGCATTTAACCTTGAAAATCTTCCAGCAAATGAATTGTATGATGATGCTGGAAACGCTGTAGCAGTTGCAAACTTCTTAACAACGCCATCAGTTACGGCATATTTGAAGTTTACTGTACCACTTCAAGGTGGATTTGATGGTGATAACCCAGCACGTTATATCAACATGTATGACGGTATTACATCAAATAACACACAAGGATTTAACTTACAAACTGCAACAAGTGCAGGTTCACGAGCATATAAGAAAGCATTAGATGCAATTAGCAATCCTGATGCATACGATATTAACTTGTTGGTACTTCCTGGTGTTGTTTATGAATTACATCCGTACGTAGCTAACTACGCATTAAGTGTATGTGAACAACGTGGTGATTGTTTCTATATTATGGATTTAACACAAGCAAGTTCAACAATCACAACAGCAGTCAACCAAGCAGCATTACTTGATAGTAACTACGCAGCAGCATACTATCCTTGGATTCGAGTACTAGATGATAATACAAACAAATTCGCATTTGTTCCACCATCAGCAGTACTTCCAGAAGTATACGCATATAGTGACAACACAGCAGCAGAATGGTTTGCACCAGCAGGTTTGAATCGTGGTGGAATCCCAGGAGCAGCAGGTGTTAAGTTACGTTTAAGTCAAGTACAACGTGATGAATTGTATGATGGTAAGGTTAACCCAATCGCACAATTTCCAGGACAAGGTATTTGTGTATGGGGACAAAAGACATTACAACGTCGCTCATCAGCACTTGACCGTGTAAACGTTCGTCGCTTATTAATCGCAGTGAAGAAGTTCATCGCAAGTTCGGCACGATTCCTCGTATTTGAACAAAACGTTGAATCAACTCGTCGTCGTTTCTTGAACATCGTCAACCCATATTTGGCAAACGTCCAAGAACGTTCAGGTCTATACGCATTCCGTGTCATTATGGACGAAACCAATAATACACCAGACGTAATTGACCGTAACATCTTGGTTGGTCAATTGTATCTCCAACCAACAAAGACTGCTGAATTCATCAAACTCGAATTCAACATTCTCCCAACGGGTGCTACATTCCCTGGGGCTTAATAAAATAGGTTATATTTTTAACAAACTGACTATTTATAGTTAAATCCGTTAGGAGATACGAATGGCAAACAATATAGTAGCCGAAAATGAAATATTTTTTACGGCATTTGAACCAAAGGTTAAAAATCGCTTTTTAATGTTAATTGAAGGAATCCCAGCTTACATCGTTAAGAAAGTAAGCCGTCCTGAAATTCGTCAAGATACGATTAAGGTTCCACACATCAATACCGTTCGCTTTGTCAAGGGTATTTCTGTATGGCAACCAATGACCCTTACGTTGTACGATCCAGTAGTTCCATCTGGCGCACAAGCAGTAATGGAATGGGTTCGTCTACATCACGAATCAGTAACAGGTCGTGATGGATACGCGGAATTCTATAAGAAAGATTTAACCCTTCAAGTTCTTGGACCAGTAGGTGATAAGGTTGAAGAATGGATCATCAAGGGTGCACAAATTACACGTGCAACATTTGGTGATTTGGAATGGGCGGAAACCACAGACAATGTGGCAATCGAACTAGAAATTCAACCAGACTATTGTGTATTGAACTACTAATCAGTAGTTAAAAATAGAAGGTGTGTCTCACTGTCTGATACTTATATAGAGTATAATTGGGCAGTGGGACACTTTCTTTTTTGGGTATAAGCTATGGCAGAACTTACCGAATTCAATGTAGGTCAAGGTGAAACATTTCGTATCGCAGCAACGATTATCAGCGATAGTGGAAGTATCCCACTTAATATAACAGATTATGTATTTAGTGGTCAAGTTAGAGAAAATTATACCACCGATGAAGTTGCTGCTACATTTAATATTACAAAACTAGCACCATTAAATTCTGGCTCAATTATTGTAGAGTTAACTCCCGATCAAACATTAGCATTAACACAAAGAAAATATGTGTATGATGTAAATATGGTAAGTGGGTCAGTTAGTCCAATAAAACGAAGAATCCTAGAAGGAGCATTGACTGTCCGCCCCACAGCTACGAGATAATTAATGAGTGGATCATTACGTCCAATTAATTTAGGTGTACCAGACATAACAGTTGTAGTCAGAGAAAATAGTGACGCTAATAAAGTTTTAGTAGATGTACCAAATATTAGTGTTAATATTGAAACATCACCTGATTATAAGGTAAGTGTACAACCCAGTTCGTTAGTAGTTCAACGAACGGGGTCTTTGCCGTCGCTGGCGGTATCTGCATTATTTGCAAACACAGCGAGTTATGCACTTGGAGTTAGTGGTTCAATTGATACTGCGGTATCTGCTTCCTATGCACAAACTGCATCGTATGCGCTCAACGCTGG